TAAAATATAGTATACTATAATGGTGTTTGAAACAGCAGATAATTACAGGACATTATGTCAGAACGAGATCTAGTTCGAGAACTCAAGGAAACAATCAAGGACTTAACAAAGGACCGTGATGATGCCTTGGCCAAGGTCCTCACCAAAGAAAGCCGACTCAAGCAGGTGATGATCAAGTTGGAGCACGCCACATCAGACGTGCAGAGCATCGGACACAAGATAGGTGAGCAGAACAAACAGATAGCGGACCTGGAGGCCAAACTGCACACCAAGGAAAAACTGCTGGACGAAGCACTGGAAAGGATCAAGTCACTGACGGATGACTCAACAACAGAAACAGACACCGACGGAAAAGATCAAGACCTGGATTAGCGAGTTTGTTACTCGACCCAACCCGGTTTTTGGTAACCTGCCTCCGTGCCCGTTCGCACAGAAGGCCATGATCGACGACAAGGTTCGGTTCCTGGAACTGGACGGCGTGGCCGGATATCCCACACTCTATCAACACATACTGGACACCGACTTTGATGAGGTGGATGTGTTGTGCATGATAGCGGAACCCGATCAGTTCACGGCCACAGAGACCGAGCGACTGGCGGAGGATCTCAACGGTTATTTCATGCAGAGGGACATCGTGGTGCTGGAGGACCATCCCGAGATAGCAGAACACGTGCAACAGGTCAAACTCAACAACGGTGAATACACGCTGTTCCTGGCACAGCGGCTCAGCAAACTTAATAAATTCTCGAAAATATTAGAGGCCGGTCCTTACTACCGCAATTGGTCTAGCTCTTATCTGGAATCAGTGAAAGGTTTCCGAGCTGGGAAAAAGCAGTAAGGCGACTGTCTCGCTTACACAATCTACGATACAGTTTCTTGTTGGTGCTCCACTCGATGCCGGTCCACCATTCAAATCCCTGCCATGACGACTTGTACTCCGAGCTCTGTTCGTAGCCACTGCCCAGGTAGTAGAACGGTATGCCCTGTTCCTTGGCCCACTTCAGTTCAAGATCCAGCGTGAGTGCGCCTATGGGTGCGATGTTGGCGTGTATGCAACTCTCGACTCCGGGATGATGTATCATGTAATCGTCTATGGTGGCGTATTGGTTGTCCTCCTCGCGGTAGAACTTCTGCTTGGTGAATCCCACTATGTGATCCGCACTTCCGGTGTAGAATACCATGAATCGATCACGCTTGTGATAGTGACGGAACGGCGTGTAGTCCGCGCCAAATTTTTTCCGCTTCATGTAGCGTTGGTAGATCGAGGGCAGACCCAACAGTTTCACCATTTCCGACGCCTCCACGGTCTTGTGCCGTACGGGCTCGCCATCCAGGGTGTGTTCTCGGAATCTGGGTCGGAAGTTGCGTAGGTTTATCCGTGTACTGCGGGATTGGTAGAACACTTCATGTCCGTGCACCGGTTCGTCCAGTGCCAGCCAACCGTGTTCTATGGCGCCCTGTTCCTCGTCCGGTTCGAATATGCACAGCGGTCGTGACACCACCAAATCTTGATTTTCCTGCTTGCCAAATGTGTGATCAAACATCAACTGCATACACTGTACTTACTCATGCTGTAAAGATGGTTTGCAACCATCTGAAACTTCGCTTACGCTCGTTTCTTTTTTTAACATACGCGAACGCAAATTTAACGTTTGCGCCTGCTGTGGCAGATGAGCAGTCATAATTCGGCTATTTCTAGCCGAACTGACTTTACCCGTGTGGCGAGTTCACAGTCACCATGCAACGCTGTCGTAACTGGGCGGTTGTGCTGTACCCATTCGCTTATTCATCCAACGCGAGCCCGCCATGCCTTTGCATGATAATCCATGGCAGACCTGAGGTTGCTGTTTCTCAGAGCCTCATCATTTTTGCTGTTTGCATCAAGGGATTCACCTGTCGCTTGTTAGCCGCATTTCCCTGCTCACTGGTTGCGATGCTATGTTTGCCTTTGTGAAATTCTAAAGAGTTGTGTTTGTGCCTATCGCATATGTTTATACTATTTTTATTTTAAGGTCAATCTTTTTGAATTTAAATATTGGTGATGTGGACTTTCCAACAAAAAACAGTTAACGAATTACCAGAGGACGTGGTGGGATTCGTGTACCAAATTACCAACACAACCAACGGCAGGATGTACATCGGCAAGAAATTGGCCAGGTTCAAGAGATCACGACCACCACTCAAAGGCAGGAAAAACAAAAGAAGGTACAAAGTGGATTCCGACTGGAGAGAGTATTATGGTAGCAGTGACGAACTCACAGCCGATGTGCTTAAACTGGGCAAGGAAAATTTCACACGTGAAATATTATTCTATTGCTATTCGAAAGCGGAACTCTCCTACATCGAGGCACGTGAACAGTTCGCACGCAAGGTGCTTGAATCAAACGACTACTACAACGGACACATTAGAGTCCGGGTACATGGCAAGGGTATTATAAAAAAGAAGTGATAGAATCTACAAATTTTTCGTTGTCTTTTATAGTGGGATGGCGATCGTAGTTTTCCAGTTGCCATTTTGGTAAAACAAATTTATTATCATAATGATCCTGCACATATTTGTAAACATCGTCAAATCTACTTGTTATAAAAGTGCAACCGTGTTGCTTACCGAGTTTAAACAGTCTTTGTAATATTTTTTTTTGATACAAACAGTCAACGTCCTTGACCATTTTTTGTTCGGTTAACTTCCTTGCTTTAGAAACTTCGGCGTGATTGAAGTATAGAAAACTGTTATCGTGATCGATATCCGGCAAGTAAGTGTTTGGTATTTTGTAGTATCCGTTAGGTAATTTACATTTCACTACACGTCTTGTGAACACTGGTAGATTTATTATAATTTTTGAGAATTCATATTCTGTAAGCAGTTTCTTAAAGTTATTGTACACGATATCTATACCAGCACCTGTAACAGCCAAATTCATAACAGGTTGCTTTATTTTTTGTTCAAGCAATGTTGGCCATGTGTCCGCGACAGCAATGCCCCATCCGAACGTGAACGAGTCACCAAGTACACAGATGGAGTCGTTTTTTATAACAGCATGGTTTCTTGGCTTATATCCTGTGTCTTGTTTGTCGTCATGAAAAATTATGTTGTAGATGTAATCTTTATTGTGATTTGATATTTTCCAATAATCTGATCGTGTGCATTCAACAAGTGTTTTGTCCACTTTGAGGGTATAGGTGCCTGTGTTGTCAATTCTGTCTATCGACTCTGCTGTGACATCTATGCTGTTGAATTGGAATTTTGAGTGTGCAAACTTATCCATGACGCAATCATTGATAAGAATCTGTTCAACATTTATTGCATTGTCCTCAATGCTCTCAACATCAAAACTTATCTCTTTATCTGTCGCTACGTCTGTTTTTATAGTGTGCTCACCTTTTAGAATTATTTTTTCACTATTAAAGAATATTATAGGTGCAGACTTTTGATTCTCGGTAGACAACAGTATTTCAATTTTATATTGCATAACTGAAAAAGCCTGCATATTTCTACACAGGCTTTAGAGTTGAATATTCAAAGTCGTTAAACTTACGAAGCGGCTTTTTCTGCGTTTTTCGCCTCTTGAATTTCTTTTCTTCTTGCTTTGATCAATTTAGAAAGATTAGCAAGTGCTTTTCTGGCTCTAGTTGCAGAAGCCTTCACACCCTTATCTGTGAACTTGCCGTTCTCTTCAGACTAAGTTTGAATCTCTGTCATGATCTGTTCGTGTGTTTGTGACATAATTTACGTCCTTCCTTTATCGTACGATATTATTAATTAACATATCTGTTATTAAAGCACGTAAGAAGTGGTTCTGTCAAGTAAAATTTAAACAATTATTTCAACATCGTTGGCATAATTGGTAAAACCATTTTCTTTTACCACTTTCAATACAGAATTTACTCTTCCCACCAACTCGTCTTTGTGTGATATTAGGAAAATATTTTTTTGTTGTGTACGACTCATTTCCTTGAGCACGGCCATTGAACTTTCCACACCTGAAATGTCCATACCCGCATCAACTAATTCGTCTATGAACAACAAGTTAATCTGTTGATAAAGACTTTCCCACACATCTCTGAATGCCCAACTTAAACTTAAGATCAACCTGTTACGTTCACCCCTTGACAAGTTGTCAAAGTCTAACTCTCTGCCCAGTTCTTCTATCGTTACAGATAGGTCCGGTTGAAAAGTCACGGTGTGTGGCAACTTCACTTTGCCCAGGAAGTAGGCCAATCTTTGGTTCAAGTAAGTCAAGTTTTGTTCTATGATCCTTGTTCGTATAAATGAATCTTTGGCTGTCAGTAGTTTGTATAAGAACTCCTGGTGTCTATATAGATCTTCCAGTTCGTTGATCTTGGTGTAGTCGACTTTTTGTATTGCAGTCTTTGTAAGTTCTTCTATCTGTTCCGCGTACGGATCCTCTTTGTCCTCTGTCTGTTCCAATTGGCGTTTTAAATCCTTTAACGAACCTTTGTGATTGTATGCTTCGTCCATATTGTCGTAATACGTGTCCGGGACTTGCCCAAGATCGCCAATCTCGTCTATGCCCTGTTGTATTTTTGCAAGATCACTTTGCAGTCTAGAAACATCGTCTCTGTTTTCTGTTAGTGTCACTGTCAATTTCTCGGTTAGTTTTTTATGTTTGTCATCGTGCAATGGTTGTTCACATGTTGGACATTTCGCATCATTGGCGTATTCAAGATCGGTTTCTGCTTTGTTGACATTGTTTTCAGCACGTGTAAGGCTGTCTTCATGATACGCTTTTTCTTTTTCCAGGCTTCGCAACGCTGTGCTGTTTTCCTTGTGTGCCTGTAAACGTTTGTGTGCTTCAAGTTCTTTCTTGATGTCGACTTTTTCCAGTTCGGTTATGGCATCGTTGAACTTCTCGATGTCCTCATCTCTCTGTGTCTGCCATGCACTTGAACGTATTTTGAGGCTTTCAACCGATTCTTGTATTTTTTCATTTGCGGCCAATGTTGAATCTATCTTGTATTTTTCCTCGGTCAGTTCCTGCTTGGTGGATTTCATTTTGTCTTTGAGCATATCGGCTTTTGCAGAAAGCAAAGTGATCCCCAATAGTTGTTCAATAATCTCTCTTTGCTCGTTTGCTTTTGTTGACAGGAACGGTTGTGTGTACGTGTTCAACGCAATTATGTTTTTGAACATGGAATGTGTCATTCCGATCAAGCGATTTATCTCTTGTTGTGTTTCCTTGTTTTCGCCCTGTGCTTCGTTGCTTTCGACATTCTGTTCGATGTCATTGGCATAGAATTTGAATATTTGTGGTTTACGTCCACGTTCTATGGTGTATTCCACATTGTTCTTTACAAACTTCACACTGACCATCATGCCTTTTTCGTTTGTTTTGTTTACAAGGTTGTCTCTCCTGATGCTTGTGAGCGCCTCACCAAAGAATACATAACTCAATGCATTAATGATTGTGGTCTTACCGGTACCATTCCTAGCACCCGCATCATCGCCGCCGAGGTCCATGTTCTCACCTATAACCAATACTAAATTTTTGTTGGCAAAGTTAATGCTTTGTGCGGCATTGCCCACGCTCATGAAGTTTTTTACTGTGAGTTCTTTAATGGTTAACATCTAAATCATTGTAGATTGCTGTCAATATGTTTTTGTCATATGTCTCGGAATCTACCCCTTGTAGTTGCTTTATTACTATTTGATCCACGCTGTCGAACTTCTGTACTTCGACAGTGGGTTGTTGTGCTTGATCCACCTGTTCCGGTATCAACTGTAATTCTCTCAATTCGTATTTTTCTATAAATGTTTCTCGTATGAAGTTTGCTTCCTCGTAACTGATTTTTATATCCAAAGTTACTCTCACATACATCTTTGGTTTGAGATGCTTCTCCGGATCCGCCAGCAATTCGCTTATCTTGATTGTTCTGTATCTCGGCATATCCGGCCAATTTATGTATTTTGGTTTGCCACCATGTTCCAGTATCATCATGCCACGTTCGTCATCCCATGCATCTGCGTAGTTGTGTGGAAAAGCGTTTCCCATGTATGTGACATTTTTCATCTGTTGTCTTTTGTGGAAGTGTCCTGAGAACACCTGACCGCATCCGGCAAAATGTTCTGTCTTGATACCTCCAACATCTGGCATTTCCACCATTGCGTTCATCTTGAAGTACGGTAGTTCGAAATGTCCAAAAACATACTGCTGTTTCATTTTTTCAATTATCTTCCATTCGTCTTCGACGATCCATGGTATTATGGCAACATCGTCTTCAACAATCCACTCATTAACAATGTGTACGTTGGGAATGTTCCTTATGAACTCCATGGAATTGATCTCACGTTTTTCTCTGTAGAAAAGATCATGATTGCCCATTATCACGTAAACTTTCTCAAATGCCTTGCCCAACCTCTCCATGTTTGAAACTGTGTAGTTCATTGTGCTGACATTTACAGCGGATCTGTGATGGTGCCAGTCGCCCAGGAATATACAGGTCTCGCAACCGTGTGCCTTGGCCTGCTCTATGAACCAGTACACGAATGCCTCGCAGTCGTCGTTGTGAACACGACTGTTGCCCTTCAAGCCAAAGTGTATGTCCGTGAAACAAGCGACTTTTTTAAAAAACATATTTTACCATTTCTTCTTTAATACCGGTTTGTGATTTGTGACATCGACTTTTTTGTAGCCGGCTTCCTCAAAATCTTCGTGTGTGATCTCGCCTGTCTTTTTGTATTTCCTGTTCAATTTGGCAAGACTGGTCTTGTTCATTACCTTGACTTCGCCATGCACGTTGGCCATTTTCTTTTTGTAAGACACAGTGTTTCTTTCATTTTCGCCCTGTCTTGTGAATGATGGCATCATGTCGTTCATTTCCAATAGGTCGTCTCTGATGGCTTGATTTTTCTTTTCGATGTTTAGTATTCTTGTGAATGAATTTGTTATTGCGGCCGTGTAGTAGGCAAACGGATTCTCTGATTTGGATTCATCGAACTGCAATCCAATCTGTGATAATTGCATCAATGCCTGTGACTGCATCTCGTCGTTGTAGGTGTATCCCCTCCAGTTGGCTCTTGTGCCGTAACGTTCACACAGTTTCATGAACATCAGGGCCAGCGTGTTTGTGATCTTGCCATGATCCACACTGAATCCGCCGTTCACCATTCCGCCCTGCCAATGGCTTTTGCCAACACATTTAAGATTACCTTTGTCATCCATCCTGTAGTGTTGGAATGGTGGAAAGTTTACCTTGGCGTGGTGATCTGAGACCTGCTTGGGATTTTTCTTTCGTTCGCTGTCCATTGGAATGTGATCGTATGTCATTACCCTGAATACTAGATCGGTTTTGTCGATCTTTCTTGGAGATACGGTAAAATCTACCAGTTTAATTTTCTTCTCGCCCGATGCCTTTGCCTCCTCCCATGCTTCCTGGGTCATTTTTTTTGCTTTGGCCTTACGTGCCTGTGCTATGGCATTTGCGTTAATTTTCTTGAGATTTGGTACGATCAAGTCGTAGTTGCCGTCCTCGGGTGACACGTACGAACAATAGGTGTTCTTGCTGGCATGTATCTGCGCCAACAGATCTCGGTTGTTTAGATATTTCACTCGTTTCATATTTGTCCTTTGCTTTCTTTGGAGTGACCACAAACAGGTCTGTTGTAATCGTGCCGTAAGGGGAATTAAATGCGCCTATAATTGTGCCTATAAATATAGTTTAAGTATACGAAATTTTAACAAAAAACACAACCAAAAAATATGTTTGAAAAAATTGGAAACACAGTAGGTAAAATTGCAAAAGACACAATAGGGCAGGGTGTGTTCAACAGGACTTTTGGTAGATTGTTCAATTCCGGTATTTTCCGAAAACAACAGAGCAACATCAAACGTGCAACAGCAAGATGGGCCGACAGGGATGACACCAAAGATTGGCGTGTGAAATTGACACTGCCGGAACAGTCACCCCTACACAACTATTTCTTTCCGGGCGGTAACGCGGCTGGCAATGAAAACAGATTGGCACCGTTGGCCGAGATGGGCGGAATATTTTGGCCATTGACACCCAGCATGGTGATCCAACACACTGCCAGTTATGATGCATTGGCAATGGCACACAGCAATTACCCATTCCAGGCATATCAAAATTCACAAGTGGATCAGATCAATATAATTGGTGAGTTCCCGGTACAAAATCAGCAGGATGCTGTGATGTGGGTGGCCACAATAAATTTCCTACGTGCCATAACAAAGATGTTTTTCGGTCAAGACGAAGGACAAGGTTTCAAGGGCAGTCCACCACCGATATTACACCTCTCCGGTTATGGTGACAACATGTTCAACAAAGTACCGGTTGTGGTGAACTCGTTCAACGTGGAATTAAAGTCCGGTATAGACTATATTTCAACAAGACAGGATTTCCAAGGATTCAGTATGGCGGACAGGACAAATCCAAGTGAAATGAAAAATATTAATTTTGATGCAAATACATTTGATCAAACCTGGGCACCCAGCCTGTCAAACGTGTCCGTATTGATAACACCAGTTTACAGCAGAGACACTGTCAAAAAATTCAGCCTACAAAAATTTGCCAAGGGTGAATTGAATGGCAACAACGGTGAAGGTATAGGATTCATTTAATGGCGGACTATTCAAAAACATCACCTTATTTTGACACAGCACAAGATGCCTACTCTTTGAGTTATCTTACTCCACGCACAATCACAGCGGAACCGGACGACACAGAGTACACGATAGAGAGAACATACGCATACAGACCTGATCTACTTGCATTTGACTTATATGGCACACCGAGGTTATGGTGGGTGTTTGCACAACGCAATCCCGACCAAATAGAAGATCCCATCTATGATTTCAAACCGGGAGTTTCTATCCAGTTGCCAAAAAAAGAAAATGTTTTAAAAGATCTAGGATTATAGTATGCCCAGAACCAAGCAAGAGGAAATCGAAATAGCATTAAAAAAAGGTAAAGATGGCAATTACCTTTACGGCGGCAAATATGTCAATGTAAGAAAAGAATATTTTAGAAATCTAGCCGAGCAGGACTACGGCAATGCAGGGTGGACCACAATGTCCACAACAAAAAATACCGATACATATAATACTAAAAATTTACATGTCGATGAAAATGAGGCAGAAGACACAACATCGCCTACAACTTTGACAAAAACAACACAAACTGGAGATTTGATTGAACCCAATCCGTTGTTTAGATATGCAACTTACAACAGTCTCTTCACGCTGAGTGCTTTAGACATCTCAGACATCACTGACCCAAATAAAATACTCAGTTCACGAAATCCACACGATATTATTGTAAGAAGCGGCGGCATAGGCACGGATCCGAGAACCAGTGCAAATTCCACAATAAATGAAACACAAGAAGGAATACTAAAAAGTGACCTGGCAAAACAGGCTCTACGTAGATCCAAGCGAGAATTAAAAGATGCACGTGATTTGTATTTCAGTAATGTGACTATAAACAGTATTCCTCCAATGAATCAGGACAGGCGATTGACAGCGGTCACTAAAATAGAAATGGAAATCATAGAACCGCTTGGTCTTTCACTGCTGGACAAAATCAGAGGTGCGGCCGCTAACTGCGGTTACCTTGATCATGTTGATGCACCTTATCTGCTTACAGTTGAGTTTAAAGGTTTTGACGAATTGGGCAGACCTGTGCCGTCCACCGAAGCAGAAACAAGACGTATTCCGATTAAAATTACCAATATTAGATTGAATGTCAACGCAGGGTCAACAACTTATAATTTGACTGCTGTGGCCTACAACGAATTTCAGTTCATGAATCAATACAATTACACAAGGACCACGGGGGAAATTAAAGGTGATCAATCATTGTCACAAATGCTCACTAATTTTTCACAAGTTTTAAATGAGTCTATTAGGACAGAGGAAGAGGGAAACGAGTACGCTGAAGAGGGTCGTGGCGATCAATATCAAATCACAGTGGACCCGGAGTTTGGCGCCGAGAGACCCGATCCTACAAAAATGACCATAGACAATTTTTTTGTAAAGGACTTGAAACCAGGTCCCGGCAGTAGAGTAAACAGCAACGGTTCTAAACAAGGAACGTTTAAAAAAAGTGATGCTATTATTACGATACTGACTGCCTTAATGAAAACTTTACCGAGGTTCCAGAACGAATACTCGTTAGAAGAATTCAAGAAAAAAGTTGAAGGATCGTCCTCTAATGAAAACGACTTTTACTTCAATTACTTTGCTATTGATGGCAACGTGGTCATGAAACCGGGAGAATTTGATTATGTACGTGGCACACATCCAAAAATAATTCGTTATCATATCTATCCACACAAAATACATGCTTATTCTTTAGCAGAACCCGGAGTATCAACTGGAACAAAATTTACACCGTTGGTGCGTAAAGAATACAATTATATCTACACAGGAGAGAATGTAGACATATTAGATGTCAACATAGATTATAAAGTTGCGTACTATCAAACAAAATTAAAAGATGTGCCGGCCGCAGGGCAAGAGACTGCAAGTAAGCAAGAATTAGAAACAGAGGAAAGGGTTCTGTCCGCCCAAGAAAAAAATGCCTTTTTAGATCCACCGTTCGTGTATAAAACAGAACCGGGTGTGGTTAAAAGTTTAAGCGGAGGAGCAGTAAAAACAAATGCTAGGCTGGATCAACTGTTCGATGCAATAGCCAATCCACAAGCAGACATGGTCAATATCGAAATGGAAATATTAGGCGATCCGGCATGGTTGGGACAGGTGCAGTATATGCCGGCTAATCCTGTTGTGAGTACAGGACCTGCATTGTCAACAGACAGCAGTGCCACTGATGTTGCAAAACTGGCTTTGATGAATAACGAACGTAATATATGGAATTCGAGATTCAAAACTTTTGACATGAACAATGGAGAACCTGTCGTGCAATTTAATTTTAGGACTCCGACAGATTTTGACACAGCCAAGGGCACTTACAACCTCGGTGACTCAGATAACATAGCATTCAGTGGTCTATACCGGGTAGTTGGTTGTGTGAGCACATTCGCAGATGGTAAATTCACACAGACCTTGAATTTAGTACGTACCAAAAGCCAAGGAAAGAGACCATACGTGCCGGCCTCTAACCAAGTTTACAAAGCGAGCAATGTGGTTGCATCTGGAAACAAGATAACGCAGGACATCACTAAATTTAAAGATAATAACATTTTCCAGAAACTGATTGACCAGTGGCAAAGATTACCAAGTCCAAAAATTCACATTGAATTTACAGGCGGAAAAACTAAAGACAAACTCAAAAAAGGATTAAACAATAGAAGCGGTTAGTAAAAATGGCTAGGATCAAAAAATACATATCGGGACACACATCCACTTCCACAGCACCGGGCACAGACACCAGTTGGGGAACAGAAAACAGTGGCCCGTACATAGGGATAGTAAAACAGAACGTGGACCCACTCAAGATGGGAAGACTGAAAGTTTTAATACCTGCATTGTCGGGATCGTACAAACAGGAGACCGACAACTTGATAGAATGCAAATACCTTAGTCCTTTTTACGGCAACAAAGGTTTGAACTATGTCACAGCAGGAAACAAGTACGAGGATTCGCAGTTCAGTTACGGTTTCTGGGCAGTGCCGCCCGATCTGGAAACACGTGTTTTAGTGATATTTGCAGAAGGCAAGGTCGAGAACGCATTTTGGATAGGTTGTATACAGGAACCCATAACAAATCACATGACACCGGGCATAGCAAGTTCCGACAACGTCATAGACGAATTGGGGGCCAATGCCGGTAACGAATACGGAAGTGCAAACATTCCTGCAGGAGAAATCAATAGGGATCGTGGGGTCACTTTTGAAAATTACGAACAACAAGCACATCCGGTGCATCCGTTCGCGGACACATTATTAAAACAGGGATTGATATCAGATTCAGTCAGGGGAACAACAACTTCGTCGGCACAGCGTGAATCACCGAGCCAAGTTTTTGGCATGAGCACTCCGGGAAGAAAAAATACGGGAGCGACTCCAAAGAACGTGGGATCGTCCGATGATCCAGTACAGGATGTTGTGGACAGAACAACCGGACATACTTTTGTAATGGACGACGGAGCGACGGACGGAAGCAATCAACTGACACGACTAAGGACAGCATCCGGGCATCAATTACTAATGCATGATACCGCTGGCGTGGTTTACATTGCCAACGGTTCGGGTAACGCATACATTGAAATGACCAAGGACGGAAGGATTGACATATACTCCGGCATAGGAGGAATCAATCTACGTACCGAAGGTGACTTTAATTTACATAGCGACAGCAACATGAACTTCCATGCCAACGGGCAGATACGTATGAAGTCCGAGGCAGAGTTGATACAGAGCAGTGAAGCCACGTTCAACATCAGCAGACTGGGCACTTTCACGAGTGCAACAGAGGGATCTGTGACCACGCACGGAAAAACAGGTATAACATCCTACACACCGGGTCAACAACTGCACGGAGCCGGAGGCAGGATTGACCTTGCAGGTTCACAGGTGCATTTCAATTCGGTCGGTGCAAGTCCAAGTTGGGGTCCTGTGTGGTTGGATGATTTTATTGCAGGCATGTCTACACGTGAGGAAGGTGATGTGGAACTGGCCAAAAAAGGAATCGAACCGCTGGAAATGTTCAGCAGGCAGACCAAGACCACTGTGCATAGATTTGTCACACACGAGCCCATGTTCAGGGCGTCACCTATCACGAGCGACAGCGTGATACCGGTGGAGGTTGATGACAAGAAGCAATGGAGCAAGAATGCTAACCAGCCAGGAACTCCAGAGTTCTTGAATCAACAAAACAGATTGAGTGCCAACAGCGGAATACGTGATGCACAATATCAAGCAGATGCACTGGCATATGTCAAACAAAAAATGGGATCAAGCACATCGGGAACCAAGGCCAAAGAACTGTTGGGCGATTTTGCCAAGGAATACAACAAGATATATGGCATATCCGAAAAATTGAACTTGCCTTTTGACATCAAGGACAGCATAACAGAAAAAGTCAAGGCGAGTGCTTTGGGTAAAACTATTAAAGGCGCCGCTGACGATCTACTGAGCTCACAAGTAGTTGAGAAATTTAAGAACGCCAGCACGGAACTTTTCAAAGACAATGTGTTTGTGAATTCCACAGGTGAATTGTTCGCTGTTGGTGAGGATGTTCTCAAAACAGTGAAACTTGGCGGAAGCACAATCAACACTGTCAAAGGGCTCAAAAACAATCTTTCTCAAGGTAACATAGGTGGTGTGGTGCAGAACGTTGAAACAATCAACAGGACTTTCACGAACGTGACAGGCGGCAAGATAATCGGAATGAACACTGTGAGAAACATAGCAACCAAGACCGGTTTGTACAATGCCAGTGCGGCACAACTGGGCGGACAAACATTTTTCCAGAACGTTGGACAAAACCTGGCAACCAAGATAGGAGCCATAGGTGGTGCAGTAAAAACTTTCTTTAGTGGTTTCAAGTTCAGTGATATGAGGTTGAAAGAACAAATAAAATTAATTGGCAAATCACCAAGCGGTATCAACATATATTCGTTTAAATACTACGGAATACCGGGACGGTATATCGGTGTCATGGCACAGGAAGTGCCATGGGCAAGGCACATGACCGATACCGGATACTGGGCAGTCGACTACAACAAAGTTGACGTGGAATTTAGGAGATTACATTAATGGCATACGGAGACGGACAGAACACAAACAGCGGCATCAACAATGTCACGTTCAAAGGATTTTCATCAAGAGCCGAGAGGCAGAACTTTAAGGTTTATGATTTTGAGTGTGCTAAACAGGATCTCATAAACCGTTTGTCGGTACGGAAGGGCGAAAGAGTGGAGAATCCTGAATTTGGCACAATAATATACGATGTGTTGTTTGAACCGTTCACAGATCGTATAAAACAAGCAGTGACAGAGGACATCACAGAGAATCTCAATGCAGATCCACGTATAGCAACAGAAAACATCGTGGTGCAAGAGGCAGATCATGGCATATTGATACAGGCCACATTGACTTACGTGCCTTTGAACATCACCGAAAAGTTAGCATTCAACTTTGATGAAAATTCATTATTGCGCCTATCTTAATATACGCACTTAATTTAATATATAAATATCCATACAAACAGTATGGCCACAACAGATAGACAAAACAGATTACTAGTCGCGGAAGATTGGAGAAAGATCTACCAAACTTTCCAACAGGCAGATTTTAAATCCTATGACTTTGAGACACTGCGTAGAACCATGGTGGCTTACATCAAGGAAAACTATCCAGATGATTTCAACGATTTTGTTGAAAGTTCTGAATATGTGGCACTTATTGATCTCATAGCCTACATTGCTCAGGCACTGTCTTTCAGGGTAGATCTAAATGCCAGAGAAAATTTTTTAGAAACTGCTGAAAGAAGAAATAGTGTTTTGAGACTAGCAAGGTTGATCAATTACACAGCGAAAAGAAACACACCGGCAACCGGACTTTTAAAATTGGATTCTGTATCAACTACAGAAAATGTAGTAGACAGCACAGGATCAAACCTAGCAAATCAAACAATTGTTTGGAACGACTCTGCCAATAGCAATTATAGAGAACAATTTATTGCGATATTAAATGCGGCAAATCAAACAGGACAGTTGTTTGGCAGTCCTAGGGAGCAAGGAACAATAGGTGGAATAAAAACTGAAACATATACATTAAGCACAAATCAAGTTGATCTACCGATGTACAAGTTTTCTAAAGCGGTTGGTGGAATTACAAGACAGTTTGAGATTGTTTCAAGTTCGATTGAAGATAGCGAATCTGTATATGAGGCGAGACCGATCAACGGTTCCGGATTCACTTACACATATAGAACAGACGGTGCGGGTGATAGTTCAAACAATACCGGTTTCTTTTTCATGTTCAAACAAGGAACAATGTCCAGTTTTGATTTTGCCATAGACAGTGCAGAAACCAATTATGTTAGATCCGTAGCGGCAAATAATATCAACAATAACGATATTTGGTTGTACAAACTAGATAATTTTGGTCTACCGATTGAGGAATGGAAACAGGTACCTTCTCTTGCAGGCAATAATGCTATCTATAATTCTTTGGCAGAGAGCGAGCGTAACATTTACAATGTGGTTACTAAAGCAAGTGACAGCATAGACCTTGTGTTTGGTGACGGAAACTTCAGCAATATACCATTGGGCAATTTTAGATTGTATTACAGACAAAGCGACAACGCCAAGTATGCTCTGCAACCTAGTGATATACAGTCATTGTCCTTGAACATTGGATATATCGATAAGAACGGTGCACAACAGACTCTTACATTAGCAATGAGTCTGAAACAAAGTGTGTACAATGCAAACACAACAGAATCAACAAGCGACATCAAACAAAAAGCGGCACAGGTTTACTATTCACAAGATAGGATGATTACAGCAGAAGATTATCAAGTTGTGCCTTTAAGTGCATCACAAGAGATTGTCAAAGTGAGAAGTGTCAACAGGTCGGCATCTGGTATATCTAGACAAAAAGAAATTCTAGATCCCACAGGTGCGTATTCAAATTTAAGTGTGTTTGCCGAGGATGGTATTTTATACAGAGAAGAGTCTTTACCTAAGTTTACTTTCACATATGCAAACAGGAATGAAATTAGAGCAACGATCAACACCAATGTTGAAGCAAAATTAAAAGAAGCATATGCTAGACAATTTTATTATTTCAAATACGGAAACAAAGATCTAAGCACTCTTTCCGCAACTTGGAATTCAACAACAACGTCCACAAACAGTAATACTGGATATTTCACATCTGGTGGTGCTTTAGTGACAGGTGACTTTGCAACTTCTAACTTGAAATTTGCGAAACCGGGTGCTTTGATAAAATTCACTTCACCAGATACTAGAGAATTTTTAAACAACAAATTAGTAACGTCAGGCACCGACAACGCAGAAGACAGAGCATGGGCCAAAATGACATCGGTCACAGGTGACGGGGCAAATGGCGGAACGGGAAATCTTGAAGATGGCACAGGACCTGTGGTGTTGTCCAGCATAATACCAAATGGTAGTGTGTTGAGTGCTGTAATTCCTAATTTGACCCTCTCAATTTCAGATGAGGTCAAGACAGACATGATCAACAAAATTGAAGATTACGAAGAGTTTGGATTGAGATATGACGAAACAACAGAAACATGGAAAGTGATAACAAGCACGAATTTAAGTTCAAGTACAATTTTTAATTTATCGAACGCAGGCGACACATCGGATGCCAATCTTGATGCTAGTTGGTGGTTTGATTTTAGAAACGATGGCAGAACATACACAGTGCGATACAGAAAATTAGACTATGTCTTTGAATCAGAAGGTCAAAACAAGTTCCATTATGATACACAAGAAAAAATTTACGATTACAAAACCGGACAGAGTGTAAAAGATGTAGTAAAAATATTGAAAACAAATTCCATACTATCATCGGGTAACAGCATCGGATATCCTATCACATGGCAGGTGGTGGACACTGTGACGGAAGCAGACGGTTTCCAGGACAATAGAAAAATTAAGGTTGGATTCTATGACAAAGACGACGACGGTGTAGTAGACAATCCTGAACTTTTTGACATCTTTGTAGAACCAACTGTGACTCCAACACAAAAGTTTGTATTTTTTGAAAAATACTTGTCCTACAACAACATAGAAAGATACAGACCGTATGCATCTTCAAATTTCGTTGTGTCCCAAAATGAAAGTGATATCAACCTCGCCACAACACAATATGACGACGGACAACTTTTTTACTTTTATGATGAAAATGAAAATGTAGTCAAGTCTTACAGCGAGACTACAAACACGTTGACAACTTCAACTGACTACATAGGTAGACGTGGAAGAAGTTCTATTGATTTCCAATACAAACATCATGCCGGTCAGGAAACTAGAATAGATCCTGCGGTATCTAACATAATAGACATCTATGTGTTAGAAAAAAGTTACGACAATCTTTTCAGAATTTGGTTACAAGACGGTGGTGAAAAACCTACACCGTCCACAAGCGATCAATTGAGAATAAATTATTCTGGTGTCTTGAATCCCAAAAAATCACTATCGGATCAATTGATATATCATCCAGTGAAATATAAAATTTTATTCGGTACAAATTCCGATGAAGAATTACAGGCAACATTCAAGGTTGTCAAAAATCCTAGAACCAATGTAACAGATGCAGTGATCAAGACAAGAGTCATTGCCGCTATCAATGAGTTTTTTGCATTAGATAATTGGGACTTTGGGGACAGTTTTTATTTTACAGAATTAGCCGCATTCGTACACAACCAATTAGCGCCAGATTTGCTTACGGTTGTGATAGTACCCAATCAGTCAGGGCAGAGTTTTGGGTCTCTGTTCCAGATAGATTCGGCGGCGGACGAAATATTCATTAGTGGGGCCACCGTTAATGATGTATCGATAATCACAGCACTTGGAGCCAACCAGTTGGAATCTTCAGGCACAGTGGTGACAAGTACATCGACAGCCACAACAAACACGACGACAGGTTCAGCAGTGTCAGGTTCCACTACATCAGGATCCGGTTCAAGCACCGGCAGTAGTGGGACTGGATACTAATGGCAGATCAAATCACAAACGCATCATTAAACAGTGAAGTAGTCAAACAGGGCGATACCGAGCTCAGAAGGACTATTCAGCATCTACCCGCTTTCTATAGAACAGACTCCAATAACAGATTTTTATCAAGCACACTTGACCAATTGGTACAGAAAGGGTCACTACAAAGGCTTGACGGTTTTGTAGGACGACAGGATGCTTACACTAGAAAACCAACAGACAGATATGTTGACGCCACAAGTAGAGACAGAATGGCGTACCAACTGGAACCAGCAATAACTTACACAGACAGAGACACAACAAGTATCAATCCCGAAGACCAAGTCAAGTTTTCTGCAACCTATGATGACTATATCAATCAACTAGGTGTCTTTAATGGCAAAACCAATAATCATGATAGATTAAACAGAGAGGTTAGATATTCCTGGAATCCAGCAGTGGACCTTGATAAACTTATCAATTACAGAGAATACTACTGGATGCCGGAAGGTCCAAATCCTATAGAGATAGACAGCGTGGGCACGGGAGCGGTTGCCGAATACAAAGTTGAAGCATGGCCATTGGATGGTAGCAGTGCTAGAGCATACAAATTCCCTCACAGGGAAAATGAAAGAAACCCCATACTAAAACTTTACAGGGGCAACACTTACAAATTTAATGTTAAAGCAAAAGGACATCCGTTTTGGATAATGACGGAACCCTACAAGGATCAATTGTCAGCAGACGGATCTACATCAACACTTTACAGCACAGGCGTAACAAACAACGGAGCGGACGAAGGTACAGTAACATTCACAGTACCGGCAGGTGCTCCTGATACTTTATATTATCAGTGTGGAAATCATGACGCTATGTATGGTATCTTACAGATCCGCACAGTGGATGCAACACAAAACATTGATCCCGATAACGAAATCATAGGTGTCAAAAATTACTCATTGAGAACATTGGATATTTCCAATGGAATGAAGATAAAATTCACAAACAGCAAAGTGCCAGCGGCGTACCAAGACAAAGAATATTATGTTGAAGGTGTTGGTGATGCCATAACGCTGACGGACACAACCAAATTGATAACACCGGCCACATATGCCGAGGAGACAACTATCCCGTTTGATGGAGTTGTGTTTGATTCAAGACCCTACTCTAAGGCTTTTTACAGGCCCAAGGATCCTGATTATATCACGATAAAGAGAGACAGCATTGATCACAATGCATGGTCGAGGTACAACAGATGGTTCCACAGAGATGTGATTGAGAGAACAGCAGAAATCACAGGCAACACACCTGTACTAAACGAAACTGACAGAGCCAAAAGACCTATCATAGAATTTGATTCTGGATTGGCGCTTTTCAATCATGGCACGCAATCTATCGATTCGATTACATTATATGATGATACCACTACAGACGCTTTCTCGGATGTGGTTAATCAAACAGGTTACATCATTGACGGCATAGCATTAGAAGAAGGCATGACAGTCATATTCGCTAACGACAACGACAGTCTTGTTAAAAACAATGTTTACACAGTAAACTTTGTCACAGGTTCGGACAGTGCTCAAGTCATTGCACTAACAAAAAAAAGCACGCCAACTCAAGGCGACAGTGTATTTGTTGAACTAGGTACCGACAATCAAGGCAATGTTTATCACTACAACAGCACAAGCGAGCAATGGACAGCGTCACAAGACAAAACAAAATTAAATCAGCAACCGTTGTTCAACATGTACGACAACGATCATGTCAGTTATTCTGATAACACAAAATATCCAAGCACAAGTTTTGCCGGAGCCAAAGTTTTTGCTTTTGCAACATCCGACTCTGCAACTACAGACACAGTGTTGGGAATCAAGGTAAAATATAACACAATTAACAACGTGGGTGATATGGTTTTTGAATCTGACCATACATCGGGCAGTTTCACATACAAGTCCGGAGCAAATACAGTTTCTAAAAAATTAGCGGAAGGACATTTACACTACACCACAGCAACGCAAACACACAATTCAAAAAGTGCATGGGTCAAAAATGATTCTGAATCACGTCAACGTGTGCTGAGAACTTTCATTGTTGACAAACTAGAAAAAAAATTATTTCCGATAGATTTCTTTAAAGATTCAGTTACACTTACCGACCTTATTGTCAGTGTTTTTGTCAACGGATCTCGTAAAACAGTGTCTACCGATTACACAATAGTAGATGGAACAAAAAACAAATTTATCAAATTCAACACTGATTTAGAAATCGATGACATAGTGAGAATTGCAGTTTACAGCAAGTCGGAAAAAATTGCGAACAAAGGAATCTACGAGATTCCAAGCAACTTGGAAATAAACGCTAAAAATTCTATCATCGACAGTTTTACATTTGGACAAATACAAAATCATTTACAATCCATATTCGACTACAACACAGAACTGACTGGAAACTATTCTGGCAACAACAATCTACGTGATAAGCCTGATGCGTTAAGGAACGGTGGTTCTATTGTACAGCATGATGGCTCATTGATGCCGGCGTTTTTTGGATTGATAGATCCGGAGTCAAATGTTATAAGTGCAATCGATTACACTAACAAAGAATATGAAAAATGGTACAACGCATTCTTAAGCACGGCCACAGGCACGGCATACGAGGGTGTGGCAGGTGATAGGGTTGATGAGATAATCACAGCGATCGGTACCGGACGAAACAACGATTTTCCATTCTATTACGAGGACATGGTCGGATACGGAGAAAATGTTTCTGTACGAAACTACACAGTGCCCGATGCCAGCCAAACAGAATACGCAATAGATTCCAAGCATGACATTACAAAATTAAGCAACCGAGCAGTGTATGTGTATCTCAACGATGTGCAGTTATTGTTGGGAACAGATTACACATTTAGCACAACTGACGATAGCATCAACATAACAAAAACACTCGCAGAAGGCGACAAGATAAAGATCAAGGATTATCCTGACACAACCGGAAGTTTTATTCCACCAACTCCCACAAAGTTGGGTATGTATCCAAAGTTCACACCTGAATTATTTTCGGATGACACATATAAAACCACTGTCAATGTGATTAGGAAACATGACGGATCGTTGATCAAAGCATACGGCGATGAAAGGGACGATCTAATATTAGAATTAGAAAAAAGAATTTACAACAACTGCAAAACAACCTACGATGCCACTCTGTTGAGCACAGCAGATGTCATGCCGACAGCATTCACAAGCACCGATTACACGATCGATGAAGTCAATGATATCATGGGTCCTGACTTTTACACCTGGGCCGGCAGAAACAATGTTCAGTACATAAACAACAAAACATTTTCCGAAGGATCACCATTCACTTACAATTTTGCATTCAGCACAGATAGGTTGAACGGGGATAAACTGCCAGGGTTTTGGCGAGGAATATACAAATACTTCTATGATACAGATTCTCCACACACGAGACCGTGGGAGATGTTGGGACATTCCGAGAAGCCTAGTGATTGGGAAACCACTTACGGTGCGGCTCCTTACACTTCAGGTAACGATGTCTTATGGAACGCAGTTGCCACTCAACCGGGCAGATATGGCAAGCCAGATATCAAAAGATACCTCCCGGTGGATGCATCGGGAAACTTGTTAGATCCTATTGCGACCGGACTTGTTGCAGACTTTGACGTTAGAGGACGCAGTGCAAGTTGGAAGTTTGGTGATCAGGGACCGGCAGAGACCGCATGGCGTAGATCAAGCTCGTATCCATTCACTGCAATTAAGATGTTGGCGCTTACAACTCCTGCTAAATTTTTTGGAATATATTTTGATAATTCTCGCTTGGAAAAAAATGTTTCCCAAAATTTAATCAGCACAGAAACAGGTGTCAGACAGACATTAGCAGATGCAAGATATCATTTGGAAACAGTAACCAATAACACAACCGGTGTAACAACAAGATATACAACAGCAGGATATCAACCACTGTGTGTGAACTATCTGATTTCTAAAAATTTAGATCCGGTAACTTTCTATTACAAAAAATTGAAAAATTTACAGGCGCAGTTGTGCTACAAATTGGGCGGCTTCACAGATAAGAACAATCTTAAAATTTTGACTGACTCGGTATCTCCGGGATCCACGTCGGGAAGCAAATTCATACCAGACGAGAACTACAAAATACTTTTTAGAGCATCCAATCCTGTAGAAACATTTTCATATTCGGGAGTGTTGATTGAAAAGAACACAGATGTAGGTGTTGATGGCTCGAGTCTACGTGGTGGATATAAAATATTAGGGTACAGTGCGGACAAACCTTACTTCAATTTTTACTATCCGTTGTTGAACACAAATAATTCTAAGTTGAGTGTACCCGGCCAGGAAGCACTTGCATACAATGACTTCGATGAGACTTTGCAAACAGTGCCTTACGGATTTGTGTTTGACACAATCCAAGAAGTAGCAAACTTCTTGCTTGGATATGGAAAATATTTGGAGTCAAAAGGTTTTGCTTTTAACAAATATTCGAACGAACTAAAAGAAACATTAAACTGGAAAAATGCAGTGAGAGAATTCCTGTTCTGGACCACGCAAGAATGGAGTCCGGGATCGGCCATCACTGTTTCTCCTGGAGCCAACGGATTAGAATTAACCACAAGCAATTCTGTCGTGGGACAATTAAAGAGCATAACAGGTGATTACAGCATACTGGACAGTGCAGGTGCAAAAATTCCTGTCAATGAATTATCAACAAAAAGAATAGGTACAACATTTGACATAGAACTTAAATCAGCGGCAGTGGGAATGTACAATATATCAATGAACACTGTGCAGAAGGAACATTTACTGTTGTTTGACAACAAGACAGTGTTTAATGACATTCTTTATGATCAATCTAACGGTTTCAGACAAAAAAGATTAAAACTTGTTGGCTGGAAAACGTCAAGTTGGAATGGCGATTACTATGCTCCTGGTTTTATTTTTGATTCTGGGCAGGTGACCTACTGGTTACAGAACACAGATTACAAAATAGGACAAGCAGTAGAATACCAAGGCAAATTTTATGTTTCAAAAACAAATCAAAATTCAGGCACAGCATTTGATTACAGCAAATGGATATACAAACCGCAAAAACCTGCACCACAATTGATTCCAAATTTTGAATACAAAATTTCACAATTCAATGATTTTTACAACTTGGAATCCAATAATTTTGATGAGTCGCAAGAAAAACTGGCACAACGTCTAATAGGGTATCAATCAAGAGATTACCTCGAAAACTTATTTGTGAATGATGTGTCTCAGTACAAGTTCTATCAAGGATTCATAAGGGAAAAAGGTACTCGTAATGCCATTGATAAACTGTTGAAAGCGAAATATGAAAATTCTAATATTGATCTTGATCTTTATCCGGAATGGATGATTAGGACTGGACAGATTGGGAATACTGACAAAACAGAAAGCATACAAATAAAATTATCAGCGGACAGCATAAATCCTACCAACCAGAGTGTTGAAATTTTAGATCCAACTTTATCCAAAGAATGGAACAGAAGTTATTCCGCAAACGAAGAGCAACTGTATTACAAGCCGATAGATTACTCGGTACCAACAACCTTCGCCAAATATGATTACACCCAAACAGGTATTGACAGAGATCAGGTGCAAGTTTACAAGACAGCAGGTTATCCGAGACTGACACAGGTTAATCATACTGCGTTCCACATAGATGATATTTTAAATTTAGATGTGAATGCCGTGGCTTCCAGTGAACTTATATGGGTAGCAAACAAATCAAACAACGACTGGGACGTGTTGCGAATTACAAACGCAGACACAACACTGCGTTCATTGAAGCCGATCAATAATGCGACAGAATTAGAAATCACATTCAACAAATCACATGGGTTGACAGCAGGTAGCACAACCACGCAGGCCGATCATTTTGCAATAGCACAAGCGGAAAACGACGATATCAACCGTGTTTACGTGGTCAAGCGTGTGATAGATCATGACACACTTGTTGTAGACTATGACGGAAATACAGCATTCATTCCAGCACTGGGCGATGAATCGACAGCAAATTCTTATGGAAATTTATTTTACTTTAGAAGCGTTAGGTTATCATCGATGGACAATGTCAATGACAGACTAGCGTTCGACCAGTATGTGGAAAAAGATGACTCTATAGATCAAACCGGTGACAAAGTTTACGCTGACAGCGACAGTGCAGGACTATGGCGTGTGTACGAGAAGCAGGATCCATACACATTTGGACTGGTGCTATCACCAAACACCACAGCGGCCAGTCAACATTTTGGACACAGGGTGGTTGCACGTAACGATGGAAGAACGGTCATTGTCAGTGCTCCAGGAGACGCACAAGGTAAAATCCATGTCATGTTTAGAACAGAAGCATCAGCGGGATCAACTCTGTTCAATGAGTCGACTGTGACAACCACAGCAGGAAACGACAACACTTCGAGATTAGGAGAAAGTTTATCTATCAGCACAGATGAGAATTTTGTGTGTGCAGGTGCACCATACACCAATTCGATAGGTACAGACGGTAGCACTAGATTCGCGGACGCTGGCTTGTTGAAAACATTGGTATGGAATCCGGCAACGTTTAGATACAGTGCCTTGAACGAAATTACTCCACCAACTGATGAAGCATCACAAAATTTTGGTTGGGCTCATAAAATAGCAGAGCCCGGTGCAAGTAGCACAAGAAGTACTGCAACCAAGTACTTGTTTGTTTCCGCTCCTGGTATCAATAGCAACACCGGAAAAGTGTATATGTACACATGGGAAGTTGGTTCGGACGGATCAACATATGACACATGGACACAGAGAGTGACAATAGGTTCAAGCGAGCCGGGTACGGGAAAACGATTCGGTCACAGGCTTGCCACAAACGATAACGGTGATATATTGGCAGTGAGTTCACTGTCTCCGGGAGATGCCGGTAAGGTTGAAATTTTTGTGAGAACATCACAGTCCAATGACGACAGCGTGGAACATTCCTTTTCTAGGGTACAAACACTTGTTGGCACAAGTTCCGAAGACTCAACTTTGAACACAAATTTTGGTGATGCAATAAGCATGAGCAAAGACGGCACAACACTTGTGATAGGAGCACCTGGTGTCGATGATCCAAATGCACCTGACAGTGGTGCCATATACTACTACAAATGGAATGCAGACGGCTCTACTAACACTTACACTTTACAGCAGACTATCACTGCACCGGAAAAATTAACAAACGCTAAATTTGGATCTCAGTTGGATCTAAACAACAATGGCACAAGACTAGTAATAGGTGCTGAAGGCATGAGCAGTGACAGACCAATGAGATTTGACTCAGGCGAAACAACATTTGATCTGCAGGATACAAACATAGTTGATGAAAATCCCGGTTCGGGTGCGGTGTATACCGCAACCATGTACAACACAAAATTTGTGTTGGACGGCAAATTGATCAATGACAACGTCACTGCAAATGACGAGTACGGTACAGGCGTGTGTGCTATTGACGGAAGTATCATGGTGGGTGCACCAAAAGATGACGGTAACACCGATGTAAGTGACGGTAGCAGTAAAATACAAGACGACGGAACAGTACATTGTTATGATCTCAATACCGCCGGCGAGTATGCTTGGAAAAATATCGCAAGTGAAACACCGTTGATAGACATAGGCAAATTGGGACAGGTTTTTGCATTCAACAGTTTTGACAAACAGATAGGTCAATTTTTTAATTTGTATGATCCGATCAAGGGACGAATACTAGGTTTAGCAGATGCAGAAATCAACTTCAAAACTCCAAACGATCCTGCTTACTACAATGTGGGCAGTAAAGCACAAACAAAAATTGCATGGGCAGAAAAACATGTAGGAGAAGTTTGGTGGGATCTATCAACAGTGAAATGGTTATGGTACGAGCAAGGGGATCAAGAATACAAATTCAACAACTGGGGCAAAACTTTTCCGGGATCCACGATTGATGTTTATGAATGGGTAGAGTCAACATTACTACCGAGCGAATACGCACAGCAAGTTGTTTCGATCAACAGGGGAGATCTATCTGGCACACCGGCTTATCCGGATGATTCACACTACACTGTGAAGCAAAAATACAGCAGTATAAAAAATGGTTTCGTTAATCATTATTATTATTGGGTAAAAAACAGATCAAGTATGCCGGTCAACAGTGTTGTTGAAAGAAAGAACACAACGGCTTTTGTTGCAAACACCATTGCAAATCCTAAACTTTCTGGCATAGGCTATTATGCTGTGACCGACACAAATAAATTTTTGGTATATAATCTACCTGATCTCAAAAACGACCAAACAATTTTAAACCTTGACATACGTACAAATACTTTTGAGGCGGACGCTCACAGTATATGGAAGTTGGTCAGGGAAGGTGACAAAAATTACAGACCAGGCATGCAAATAGAAAAACGCTGGTGGGACTCATTGATAGGTTCGAACGAAGAAGGCGACATAGTTCCTGACCAAGATCTGCCTGTAAATGAAAGATACGGAAACAAAATTAGACCAAGGCAGAGTTGGTATGTAAACAGATACGATGCACTTAAAGAAATTATAGATTATGCTAATTCTGTATTGAAGAAATATCAATTGGTTGGTACCTTCTCACTAACAAATTTGGATAGTGCCGACCCTCAACCAACTGCCGAGAGTGGAGAATGGGACGGCAGTGTTGACACCTATGCCGAACTTACTTACATAAACACAGCAGATCTTTCCGGTACTGTGAAATATCTGGTCAAAGCAGATGAAAGGTCCAACAATTTTTGGGCGATATATTCATGGGACGGCACAGAATGGTCAAGAACAAAATTACAGAGTTATAACACTTCAAAATTCTGGGAATACGTGGATTGGTACGAAACTTCAGGCAGTATGACACACGATGTCAATACCAAGATAGACAAACAAGTAACTTACGAATATGAGTTAGACACTTTGGACGCGGAATTAGGAAACCATGTCAAAGTGACAAGTGCTGACACAGGTGGTTGGAAAATTTACATGAAAACAGCAGATGGTTGGCAAAACGTTGCAACCGAGAACGGCACAATCAGGTTGTCGACTGCCATTTACGATTACGACACCGATGCCATAGGTTTTGCTGGTGAAGATACATTCGATGAAAACTTTTTTGACCAAGAGCCTTCTATAGAAACTAGGAAAATATTAACTGCACTGCGTGACGATCTGTTTGTCAATGATTTGGCCAAAGAGTACAACACATTATTTTTTACCGGGCTAAGAAAAGTTTTAGCAGAACAAACTTATGTTGATTGGTTGTTCAAAACATCTTTCTTGAATATCAACAGCAAAGTGAGAAAACTTGATCAAAGGAAAACGTACACCATCGGCACAGACGATTGGATAGAGGAGTACATAAACGAAGTCAAACCATTCCACAGTAAAATAAGGGAATACAAGTTGGGTTATGACGGCACGGATACTCAAGATGGATTGTTTACCGATTTTGATAATCCACCTTTCTATGACTCCACAACAGGCAAGATTAGATCTCTGAACACTTCGAGCGATACCGCTAAACTGAGTGAATATCCATGGCAGATGTGGAACGACTATCACAAGAAGTATGTGAGTTCGATCACGGTAACACACGGCGGAGCAGGATACGAGACTGCACCAACAGTGACAGTGCTGGGAGGAACCATTGCTTCAACCGGTCCGTTCCAGATACGTGGCACTAGCAGTTCGGGAGCAACATCCGGCACATACGGATATTACTATCCGTTATTCACAAGCGAATCACAGGCCAAAATTTGGGACTCTCAAAACGGTGGTTCGGGTACTGTGCATACACACACTTTTGACGAATATGCTGGCACTTTTTATATGCCAACAGCAACAACCAATCATGGTGTAGAAACCAAATCCGGAATATACAAAATGTACGACACGCCTGACACACAGGCGGCGACCGCGACCGCTATCGTCAAAAACGGTGCAGTCACAAGTATCAACGTCGTGACCAAAGGTAGGAATTACACTTCAACACCAACAGTGACGATTACTGGCGGAAAGAATGATGGAACAAATCCAACAGACGTTGCAAGAGCATACGCTAATTTGAACAACGACCTTGTCAGAGATGTTGATGTCACAATGAAGTTTGACAGGATCAAATCAACGCACGATGTTGTGGATTGGGAATCAAACAGCACATACGAATATGGACAGTTAATTAGATACAACAACGAACTTTACAAAGCAACCAACAGGTTTACTAGCACGACAAAATTCAGAGAAAACGAAAACTCTGTTTATAAATTGCGTGGAGACGAAACCGGTTTGACTGCATCTGATAGAACAAAAGGATTCTACACGCCAACTTCGGGCATGGCCGGAAATGAGTTATCACAATTGATGTCGGGCATTGACTATGGCGGAACAATGGTTACAGGTCTATTGTTTACGCAGGGACAGTGTTTTGACAAATCCGGCTATTATGATTTTGGTTGGGACAACTATGGCAAGTCAAACATACTGACATTCAGGGGAGACGGTTCTACAGCAACATTCACATTTGATACGCCACCTGCGGAGAACACTGTGTATTTGATATACACTACTGTAAATGGCATAAGAACAAAAGTTTTAAATGCAAGTGGAGTGCATGACAGTTTCAGAGGTGACGGTTCAACACCAAGCAAAACACTTGCAAGTGCACCAGCAGACGGCACATTGGTGGAGTTCATACCTTACAACGAGGACGGTGTGTTGACACCAACAGATGATAGAACTTTGGACACAGTTGTCAAGGGCGGACTATTTGGCAGTGCATTGGGTTACGCACCTAGTGACATAATCACTGATGGTGATGATTTCATCTCACCAGACACAAGTTATGCACCGGAAGAAGCAGTTCCGGGACAACTGTTTGACACATTAGACATGAAGGTGTACACATCACCGCAGTCGGGTGTACCTTTCATAACAGAAAAAATTTATAGAGGCGACGGCACTACCACAACATTTGGCATAGGCGAATATCCGGGCACACTTGGTTCGGTCACCGCTACTGTGGACGGTGTCATCAAAAAATTAACCACAGATTACACAATTGATGTACAGGCCAAAACAATAACATTTACCTCTGCACCTGCAAATTTAAGTGTGGTGGCAACGAAGACTTTTGCGATATCTGGATCAAATTACAGGGTGTTAGACACATATATAGGTGACGGATCAACAACACAGTTCGTGACTGCTTCGAGAGATGACTTCCAAGGTGACTCTACAGATTCGCAAATTTACATCACAATAGACGGTGTGCCAACAACGGCTTTCACAACATCAAGTTCGGCTAAACGAATAACAGTAACATTCAACACACCACCGGCGGCGAACGCTTATGTACAGGTTGCAGGTTTCAGTCAAGCATCCGGCACTAGGGCACATGCTTCCATGAGGAATGAAGCAATCACTTATGATGGTTCCACAAACAGATACACAATGACATATCCACCAGGCACTGTTGGTCCATATTCTGGATTGACCATGATCGAAGTCAATGGAAAAATGTTGCGTGGTCCGGACATCAGTTATTACCTCGGTGACGGAAGCACATACACTTACGGTGTGGTTTCTGGTCTGGGCGAGGATTCGACAGTGGATCCGGCAAAAACGATCACAAGTGCATCACAAGTAAATGTTTTTGTAAACGGAAGCCAAAAATTGTTAAACACAGATTACACAGTTGATATCGGCAATCAAAACATAGAATTTGTTACCGGTGCGGTACCGTCTGCAACAGACGTTATTGCTGTCGAAACACTAGTGGACAATCATTACAGGGTAGAGGGCACAGACTTTATACTGGACACAACACAGATATCATCAGATGGTTACAGTTTATCAGCATCTGACGTGATGACGGTCACAACATTCAACAACGCACTGGGCATGAAATTGAGAAGAGAAGTATTGGAAGGAAAATCTAATGGTGAATTCTATTTGAGATTTGCGGCGCTGAACGCTTCATATATGTATGTTTGGTTGAACGGTGAGCAGATCACACAAGGAACAGACTTCACGGTTTCTCCACACTTCACTACCAATGACACAAAAATCACTATTGTGGGCAGAACAATAACATCAAGCGATAGACTAGATGTGTTGTATTTTGCATTAGACTCGGCCGTGGGTGCAACAGGATTTAGGATTTTCAAAGATATGTTGAACAGAACCTTCTACAAACGTATCAGTAAAAATGCAACAACAGAATTGACAAAAGATCTAATTGACAATCCGGCAACAATAGAAGTCAAAGACGGAAGTGTGTTAGGCACGCCAAGTATTTCAAGCAACACTCCGGGAGTGATTTTTGTTGACAAAGAAAGAATTGAATATTTTACAAAAACAGGTAACACGTTGGGACAACTTAGACGTGGTACTCTCGGAACAGGAATTAAGGAGCATAGTTCAGGTGCAGAAGTGGTAGACGCATCTGGAACTCAAACTATACCTTATGCAGACACAATTTACACCAACACTTTCACAGGTGACGGCAGTACAACAGTGTTTGCTCTATCACAAGCACCGTCCTCAGCAGGTGAGTTAGACATATTCATTGGTGGCCAACGATTGTTGCTCGCCAGCGAGGACGGTTCTACTATAAACTACTCGGTGGATGGATCGACAACAGCGGTAACATTGAGCACTGCTCCAGCATCCGGGACACAAATCAAAATACTACACAAGAAAGGACAGGTGTGGTACACTGCCAAGGATGGTAATCCTGCAAATGGTAAAGGATTACAGGCAAGTACCTCTCAACAGGCTCGTTTCATAGCAGATGACCCAACAAATGCACCTGAATAAATACACTAGGATGACTGAAGAAAACAAACAAACAGAACAAAAAGAAGAGGCCAAGAAACCTCAGGATCATTCCGGAGTGATGATGGAAGGACACATCAAGATCTGGGATCCGGAGTCAGGTGAAGTCATAGTTGACAAGCGTAATGCAATACACTATGAAAACATGTCACAGGCCCTGGCAAATTCATTAGCAAATAAATCAACAGGTTTCGTTCATGAGATGGCATTCGGAAACGGTGGAACATCTGTCGATCCAACAGGTATAATCACATACCTGACACCAAACTCCACAGGATCCAACGCATCTCTATACAATCAAACATATTACAAAGTGATAGATGACAATTCAAGCACAAATAAAGACACCACACGTAACAAAATGGAAGTGCGTCACACAGCAGGTAACAAGTACACAGACATAGTTTGTACTTGTACTTTAGACTACGGTGAGCCAACTGGACAGGCGGCGTTCGACAACACAACCAACTTCAATGGTGATTATGTGTTTGATGAATTGGGATTGAAGTCATGGGAAGGCACAGAGGACGGTTCAACAAACAAACTGTTGACACACGTGATATTCCACCCTGTACAAAAATCATTGAATAGATTGATACAGATCGATTACACACTTAGAATACAAAGTTTAACAACATTTACTGAAACAAGTTCTACTGCGTTGAGCACGTCAAACACGATAAGCGGAACAACATCAGGTAGTAACACAGGATATTAATAGATGGCGTACACTGTAAACAAGACAAATAGTTCAGCATCACCAAATCAGTACACCGTACAGGACGGTGTCGTCAATGCACAAACTGATCTAAGTTTGATAGGAAAAGGTTATGCAGGCTATGGTGAATTGATTGCAGAAAATTTCTTGCACCTTTTAGAGAATTTTTCTAACGGATCAGCACCAACAAAACCTATTTCGGGACAACTTTGGTGGGATTCCACAAACAACAAACTACAAGTGTACACAGGAACTTCATGGCAAGGAGCCGGCGCCAGTGCGCCTTATCAATCAACAGCGCCTGGAAATCTTACACAGGGCGATATCTGGATTGACTCTGACACAGGACAATTATATTTTTACAATGGTACTACTTCCATATTGGTGGGACCACCAAACGCAACTGCGACTACTTCAGGTTTTACGTTTGACACAATATTAGATTCAACTGATACAAATCAAAATATCACAAACATATACAATGACGGAAACAGAATTGCAATCATAAGTGAAGATCAATTCACACCTAAAACATCAATTACAGGATTTGCTACAATTAAAAAAGGTATTACACTTACTACTGCTATCGCAGATGTCAAATTCCAAGGTACAGCAGATGATGCCGACAAGTTGGGCGGTGTTGCGGCGTCAAATTATTTGAGATCAAATGCCAATGACACAACATCCGGTACTTTGACAGTTGCAAATGATGGTGGTGTAATTGTAGGTACAGATAGTGATTTAACGATTAGTGTTGATGCCGGTGGTGCTATCATTTCAAACGCGACACAAGACACAGACATATCATTCAAGGTCAATGACGGAGGTTCCACAACCACTGTAATGACAATAAATGGTACCAACTCCAGAGTTGGTATTGGAACAGTATCGCCTAGCACAAAATTGCAGGTGGCCGGCACAGTGACAGCAACAGCGTTCACTGGTGCGTTGACAGGTGCGGTAGTAGGAGATATAACAGGTAACGTAACAAGCACAGGTGCCAACACAATGGGCACTTTAGTCTTATCAGACAAACTGACAACTCAAGAAATTGAACCAGACACAGATGTATCATACGACATAGGATCATCCAGCAAAAAATACAACACAGTGTATGCCAAAGCAACATCGGCTCAATATGCTGACTTGGCTGAGATTTATGAATCTGATGCCGAATACGGTGTTGGAACTGTGGTGGTGTTTGGCGGCGATAAAGAAATTACTATTTCAACATCGGGCAATGACACAGCAGTTGCTGGTGTTATAAGTGAAAATCCTGCGTACTTGATGAACTCAGATGCGTCGGGTCTACCGGTGGCGTTGACAGGAAAAGTCAAATGTAAAGTGGTCGGGCAAATATCCAAGGGCGATATGCTTTCAACACACCCAACACACAACGGTGTTGCCAAAAAAACACATGATCCGCAAGTGGGAGAAGTGATAGGAAAAGCATTGCAAGACTACGATTCTGACCAAATAGGCACAATTAATATAGTAGTGGGAAGGTGCTAAATATAGCAAATGGCGTACACAATCAACAAAACAGACGGAACGGTAATTGCTACAATCACAGATGGCACTATCGACACGTCAACAAGTTTAACACTTTTTGGAAAAAGTTATTCAGGTTTCGGGGAACTTTTGAATGAGGACCTTGTAAAACTACTTGAAAACTCAGCATCAACATCACAACCAACTGCACCTTTGAGAGGTGAACTTTGGTTCGACACAAACACAAATTCATTAAAAGTTTATGATGGCACTTCATTTGAACCAACAGGCGGAGCACAATCATCTGCTACTAAACCAACCAACCCAACTGCGGGCGATCTCTGGTTGGATGCAACAAATGATCAAGTGTTCGTTTACACAGGAGATACAAGAGCACATCAAACACACGACAAATGGGAATTAATTGGTCCGGTTTTCACAGCAGGACAAACACGTTCGGGTTGGGAAATAGAAACACTAGCAAGTTCTGGAGGTAACAAGGTTGTTGCGTCCATGTATGCTGGCGGAACAAGGGTAGCAATATTATCCAAAGAGACATTCACACCTAGTGCATCTCAATCAGGATTTGCCACAATCAAAGCAGGTTTGACATTGAACTCAACTTTGGGTGCTGTATTTGATGGAACAAACACACAGGCATCGGCGATAGATGTTTCAAGCACTACCAACGATTCTGCAACATTGATCGCTGGAGGTAATTTTTTAAGAGCAGATGCATCTGACACTACAACAGGAGCGTTGACTGTGGACAACGACACCGGAGTGATCATTGGTGGCGCACAAGAATTAACAATATCGGTATCAAGCAATAACGTAACTCTTGCACAAACGGCAGAAGATAAAAATTTAAGTTTCACAATCAATGATGGTGGCACAACAAAAACACCATTGGCGTTCACTGGTTCAACAGGTGCTATTGCACTTACAGGTGATGTGACTATCACAGGTAACTTGAACATCACAGGTGAGTACAATGCTTCAACATCTAATGTGTCAACGTATGACGATGCTTTTATTAAATTGAACAACGGAAACAGTGAAGTTGATTCTGGTATGATAGTAGAGACCGGTGACACAGATGACGCAAGAATGTTCTATGATGTTTCTGAGAACTATTGGTCAGCAGGTCAAGGTGGCACATATTCACAGGTTATTAGACTTTCAGATGCGGTGGCAGACGGTGACGCAAACAAAGAAAAAGTTTTAAAAACTACCGCGGCAGGAAATTTAAAAGTTACAACCGCTACTTTGGCGGCAGTGGGCACAATAGCAGAAGGCGACACAACAAACACTAACGTACCAACCATTGGTGCCGTGGTTACATTCGGTGAAAAATGGGGCGGATCAGAAAAGACTGTCTCAACTTCCGCACCTACATCGGGTGACGGAAATGACGGAGACTTCTGGTTCGTAAGGGAGGCTTAATCCCATGGCCACAGTCACTAAAACGTTTCTTTACACTGGAACACTTCAACAAGCAACTATACCACCAGGAACAACCTCTGTAGACTTATATCTATGGGGCGGTGCCGGAGGTGGCGGAAGTTCTGATGCTGGTGGTCCTGGTGGCGTAGGAGCGGCCGGACATCATGTGGTACACACAGCATATGCAATAGCATCGGACAAAATTGGCACAACACTGGAAGTCGCAGTCGGTGGCGGAGGTGGCGGCGGATCATCGGGAGGTGGTGCACCGGGTGGACCAAACGGAAAAAGCAAAACAGGGTATTCAGGCGGCCGAGGCGGAAACGCAGGTCCTAGACCATATTCAGGTTCAGGCGGTGGTGCCGGTGGTGCAACAGTTGTCTTTATAGACGGCTCAGCGACACACATAGCAGGCGGTGGCGGTTCCGGAGCAGGTGCGGGAAAAAGTTCAAACGGTACAGCAGGAATCAACACGAATTCAGCAACAGCAAATTCTCCAGCAACACTGGGAGAAAACGGCAAGGACCACACAGGAGATGGTGGCGGTGGCGGTGCTGGTGGCGGAGGTGCCGCTGGAGGTATATCAGGAAATGGTGGATCTGGCGACAACGGTGGTACTGGCGGACGTTCCGGAAGCAATCTTGTGCAGACCGGTGGTACAGAAAACAACGGATCGGGAGTTACACCCGGTGGAACAGGCCTAAGCCAATATCAAAGCGGAGTTGCTGTAGGCGGTAATCCAAGTAGTTCTGGCGGTAATGGTCTGGCAGTTGTGGTTTTCAACATAAGTGTTCAAGCGAATTACAAAGTGTCAGGTGCATGGAAGTCGGTCAATGACATGTACTATAAAGTGTCTGGAGCATGGAAGCGTGTGACGGCAGGTTATTACAAAGTTGGCGGAGTATGGAAAGCATTGTTTAACTCGGGTGTGGACTTTATATCGACAGCATCAGGTTTCGGCGATTCTGTTGGTAGCAGTTCATCTGGATCGGGTGGATCTGGCGGTGGTTGTTTCATAGCCGGCACAATGATAACAATGGCGGATGGCTCACAGAAAGCGGTTGAGACAGTGGACATAGGCGACAGTGTTGCTGTTGGTGGAAAAGTTTTTGCCACTGGTAAATTCTTAATCAATAATTTGTATGATTACCAAGGAATACAAGTTTCAGGAACACACATGGTCAAAGAAGATGGCAACTGGACTAGAGTTGAAAACAGCAAAAAAGGAATTTCATTGGGCAGTGATGATGCCATTGTGTATGTGTTTGGTTCTGAGAACAGAAGAATTATAATCAACGGAATAGAATTCACAGATTACTTTGAATTGAGCGAACAGCAAGAACTAGTAAATCACGGAGAAGAATTTTTCAGTAATTGGCAGGATCATGATAGACAAATACATGATAAAAATGTTAATATACTGAATGCTTCATAAATCATTTTACCACGGACAACAGGGCGAATGTTTTCGGCAATTGGAAAAACATTGGTCCGACATCAAGCACGAATTTGACACACAACCTGATAAGACTTTTTTAGATCCAGAGGATTTTTCTGACAGTGTAAGAGGACTACCAGAAGACTTTGATGATCGTTCTGGAGATTATGTACATGGCCAATGGAAAGCGTTGGGCATACAAGCAGGGGATCATGAAGGACAGGACTTTAACGACTATCCGATGTTGTATTCTATACTTAGGAAATTTCCTTACAAAACAAATGTAGCAATAATGACAGTGGGTCCGGATACAAAAATAGGAAATCATACCGACAATGAGGGCGGTTGGCGATATCAATTGTGCCTTGATGACGGCGGTGGAGATCAAAGTGGAATGTATGTCATGAATTTGGAAACAAACAAGCAGGAACTATACACATGGAAGACAGGAGAAGCATACATATTCCAACCTGCACTTCAATTGCATAACGGATTTAACAACAATCCAAAAGAACGAACCACATTGTTAATAGATTTTTTTAAAGAACTGGAGTACACTGAAGAAAAATTTAATGCATATTACAAAAATTATAATGAATGTTTTGAAGGACTTGAAAATCTAGTAGACACTTATGAAAAAAGAAAACAAAAATAAAATTGCAATAATAGGACATACCAAAGGCATAGGCAAGGCAGTTGCTTCTTTATACAAGAACAACGGATATGAAGTTATGGGATTTAGCCGAAGCAACGGTTATGATATTGCAAAAGACCAAACAAAGATAATAGATGCTTTGCATGATTGTGATCTAGTTGTGTTGAACGCATATTCCGGCACAGCACAATTTGAAATGTTAAAAAAAATGTACACGGCATTTCATAGTGTTCCAAAGAAAATTGCTGTTATTACAAGCACATCTGGTACGGAATCTGGTATTGACGAAGACATAGACAATGCAGAATACAAAACTTATTGTGCCAACAAGAAACAACTTATTGGTTACATAAGTGATATGCAACAAGATTTGTTCAATAAACCTTTGTCGGTTTACGATGTCTGTCCGGATGTTGTGGACACAGACATGATAAAAGGCATGTGGCAAAATTTACCAAAGTTAAAAACGGAAGAAGTTGCTGATGCTGTGAAATATTGCTTTGAATCGTCTTTCAACGTCAACAAGATAGTGATACAGAAAAATGTTAGTTAGGAATTGGAACAGGCAAACTGATTATGACACCCTAAAACAGTGGTGGGAAGACTGGGAATTTGGTGTTGTGCCCATGGAGTGTCTGCCACCGGATGGAATAATGATTATACATGAAGACAAACCTATCTGTGCAGGAGGACTATATGTTGGAGAGGGCACACAGTTTGGTTTCATGGAATGGATTGTGACTGATAAACACGCAGACTCACGTAAAGTGCATGAAGCGTTAAAATTATGCATTGATAACATAATGTCTATGGCTCTGGAAAAGGATTTAAAACTGGTGTATACAGCCACCAAAGAACAAGCACTGCACAAAAGATACGAAAAATACCATCAATTTGTATTGACAGAGAGCAATGTCAAAACGTTTTTGCGTGATTTAGACGGCAAATACACAAATGATTTAACTTGGATATCTGATGATGAGCAGATAGAAAAGCATAATAAATAAGCATAAGGAGTACATTTACATGGCAACAAAACAAGAAGTCGCAGACTATATCAACGCAAATTACGAGTCCGTTTGGACCGCTGAGGAAGAAGCAAAAATAGATCAAATGCTTAATCCTGAATTGGCTGAGATATTAATCAAATTAGTGGGAGATGTAAGTTTTCTTACAGAAGTAAGAGACAATAAATCTAACTAAAATTTATGGCTTACAAAATAAACAACACCTTTGGGACCTTATTGGTCACACTTGCAGACGGCACGATAGACACTGCCACAACTGATTTATCGCTTTTTGGAAAAGGTTATGCGGGATTTGGTGAAAAATTAAATGAAAACTTTGTTGCACTCCTAGAGAATTTCAACAACACCACTGCTCCTACAAACAAACAGCAGGGACAATTATGGTTTGATAAAACAAACAAACAATTAAAAGTATGGTCTGGAGATAAATGGAAGCCAGTTGGTAGTTCCACAAACTCTGCTACATCACCTACAAATGCAGTGCAAGGTGACACATGGTTTGACACAGCAAATAATCAGTTGTATGTGTACTCAGGTGCATCATGGACACTGATTGGACCAACAACAGTTGCTGGATCGGGAGTGACACAGGTGGTCACAGAAGCACCTGAAGACAACACAGGTGTTGCAAGATCCATATTAAAATTAGTTGTAAACGACTCCGTGGTTGGTGTGGTTTCCAACGTAGCATTTACACCAAGTTCGACAGAAACAGCAGGTGCGGCATTGATCACAGCAGGTTTCAGTTCTGTAGCACAAGGTCTACAACTGTCAAGTTCGGTGGCCTCTGCAAAATTTAGAGGCACAGCAACAGATTCAGATGCACTGGGAGGTGTTGCCGCGGCAAACTATCTAAGATCTAATATCGAGGATACAACTACTGCACGTGTTTCATTCCAAAGTGATGATGGTATAAGAATAGGTGCAGGTCAGGACGTGACTATGACTCTGAGCAGTGATGATTTCACTATCGCCCAAACCACCCAAGACAAAGACATAATTTTCACTGTAAATGATGGTGGTACAACAAAAGAAGCATTGCGTATAAAAGGATCAACGGGTAGGATTGAAAATTTAAGAGTTGGAAACTTGACAGTAGACGGAACAAACACTGTGATGAACACAACAACATTGTCTGTTGAGGACAACATAATAGAATTAAACAGAAATATATCATCCAATTCCGGAATGCCAAACTATACAGGATTAAAAGTCAACAGGGGCGAAACATCGTCTGCAACAGAACAGGATCTATACTGGGTATGGGACGAGACCTTCGCAGATGACGGCACAACAATATTTGGAAATGCGGGCGGAGCCTGGACAGCGTTCAAATCTGGTGGAGGCGATGAGATGTCAGCACCCACTTTGGTGGACGTTAGGGCCAACGTGGTACACGCGACATCAACATCGGCACAGTACGCGGACTTGGCGGAGAGATATGCTTCGGACATTCCTCTGCAAGTGGGAGATGTAGTGATATTGGGCGGACATGCTGAAGTCACAAAATGCACAAAAGAACTTGACGATGCTGTGTTTGGTGTGGTATCCGAATCACCAGCATTCCTAATGAATGCCCAAGCAGGCAATAACGAATCACACCCCATGATAGCAATGAAAGGGCGTGTTTTTGTTAAATTAAAGGGCACAGGCAAGGCAGGAGATCGCTTGGTTTCAGCCGGCAACGGTGAGGCAAAAGTGGCAGATCTTGACGAATGTACCGCTTTTAACGTGCTGGGAAGGCTGATCAAGGATAAATACAACGTAGAAACGCAACTAACAGAGTGTGTAATAGGAGTTAAATAAAATGGCATATGTTTCAGGTGATACAATAACAGGTGATCAATACAATATTTTCGTAAACAACAGTTCAAGTCCTTATGGATACAACCATTTCGCTGGCACAGGTTCAGGCGAATACGGTCTAGGACAAACACACATTGCAACAGTGTCAGGCGGATCTACAACAATCACTGCATCACAATGGAACACACTATTAACTGGTATTGACAACATCGGAAATCACACAAATGACACACTGACATCAAGAACACAGGTTTCAGCAGGAGACACTATTGCTATCAAATCAGCAGTAGAGGCGGATCTCGCAACACTGGCGGCTTCGGTTGCAGGTGGATGCACATCAGCAACAGCAACGGCGACTAACGCAGTTGGATCTTCAACTAACTCAGGTACTTGGAATGGTACTTCTACCATTGAAAGATCTGTAACATTCGCAAGTGCTGATGCTATGAGACACTTCTTCAACGCAGGCGGCAAAATAAGAGTTGATCCTAGTTGTATTACAGGTATTTCCGGTTCAAAAGACACAGTATTTTCAGAATTGACAGCAACGGCTATCGGTAACTTGGACATCGGTTCCAAAGCATCGACTAGATCCGGTTCAGGTGAGACAACTACTACAAACAATCTTGCACTTGGATTCCATGATCTATCAACATCATATCAGACAATCTTGAAATTGACTTCTAACAACTCGGGATACACTTCAAACACTGTTCAGGTTGATGCCAAGTTAGACGCGGCAGTTGGTACGGCTACAGTGATAACGGTTAGATTGTATTCGGTTGACGCGGCGGACGACACAACTTACACGTCACCAAACACATCTGGAGTACCGTCAAATCCAAACGAAGCACCAAGAATGACATTGGCACTGATCGAAGTTTATCCAACAAACGCCCAAGGATTATCGGCGGCAATACAGTCAAGTTCCAACGCACAGGTTTCTAACTCAACATCGTAATAAAATTTTTACCAGGTTGATTTACCACCATAATTATTGTATAATTGTGGCATGGACATTGGCGAACTTAAAAAACAATCAGATTTATCCTACAACATAGCGATTGCCAAACGCAACGCACTGGAAAAGGCAAACTCACGACTCGTATTGGTGTACAATGAACACATTTTTCGAGCGGATGCAGAAACAATTTGTCTGACAAAAACCCTTTCCGAAACGCATGACAAATTCTTTGTGTTGGACACAAATAACAATCCCGTTGAGATTATTAATCCTGCAGAATTCCTGCAGACACTAATACAGAGAAATCAGGAGGCCATCAGTTCGTATCATCAAATGTCTAAAACATTTGCAAAAAGAGATGACTGATGACCAAAGGTGTATTATTATTTTGTTTTGACACAGCAGATGTGAAGTATCACATGATACTAGAGCGTTGTGTTGAACTCATCAAGAAAAATCTTCAGTTACAAATCACAGTAGTAACAAATTACGATACATTTAAACAAATTAAACCTTTGGGTTTCATAAATTACAAATTCGTAGAACCGGAACTGGGAAACACAAAGTTGGGCAAGGAATGGCGCAACGTTGATCGGCACCTGGCCTATGAACTGTCTCCTTATGACACCACAATGGTAATGGACATCGATTATTTGCCCTTCACAGATAACCTTAGACAATTTTTGGACACAGATTATGATTTCTTGATACCCAAACACGCACATGATCTCACAGGCAGGAACACCTTTGACCAGAGGCGCTGGAGCATGATAGAAATGGTGTGGGCCACTGTGTTTGTATTCCGCAAAAGCAACAAAGCCAAACGAATTTTTGACACATTGAAGTACGTGAAACAGTATTATCATTATTTCAATGAGATGTATAGGATCTATGACAAGTCTTTTAGAAACGATTACGCATTTGCGATTGCGTTGCAACAGGCAAATGGATTTTTAGATTTTGATACATTGCCTATCACATTATCAACATTGCCTCCTGATTGTGAAGTGGTCAAAATCAGTGACACAGGTATAGCATGGAAGTATCAGGATCAGATCAATTACACAACGGATCATGATGTACACATATTAAACAAGGAGTTCGCTGATGTCTAAGGGTTTCCTATGGTTCGCACAGAACAACAACAAAACCGACTATGTGGAGTTGAGCATAAAACTGGCGGAAAGCATCAAGTTGTGGAATAGGGAAAACAAAATCTGTGTTGTGACTGACGAAAAAAGCAAGTTTGAAAATAAAGCGGTGGATTTTGTCAAGGTGCTGAAGCAAGACAGCAGTGCCGGACATCAGACAAAGTGGGCAAACGAATACAAAGCATTCCATATAACACCATTCACACACACTATAAAATTGGAAAGTGACATGTTGTGGACGACAAACACTGATTGGTGGTGGCATCACTTATGGCAACATGATCTTGTGTTCAGTGTTGACTGTAGAAATTACAAAGATCAAGTAGTCAAGCACACACCATACAGGAAATTATTCGTGAGAAATTGCTTACCCAACTTATACAATGGCTTGATGTATTTTAGGAAAAGCAAATGGGCACAAAAGTTCTTTGATGTTGCAAACCATATCACAGAAAACTGGAACGAAGTGAAAAAATCCATGCTTATCAACTGTCATGATCAATACCCAAGCACAGATGTTGTGTTCTCTCTTGCTTACAGAATAATTGATCCCACTGACAAAAACTTAATTGATTATGAGTGGTTCAAGTTCTTGCATCACAAGCCGTCCGTCAACAGATTGGATCATGTTGGTGAGCAAAACAATTATTTGTATCCAAACAAAAATCATTATGCATACTATCTTGGTGAAAGACGTGTTTCAAGGGTGTGGCATTATTTTGACAAGGAGTTAAATGTCCGTGATATTTAAAGGGTTGCCACCCAAACCACCTAAAAAACATTTTGTCACAATACAAGGCAAACAGTATCAGGTGAGCCTGCAAAAAAAATTAGAAATACAACGACACGGTGAGGAAAACTACATGGTCAAACCTGCAAAGTTTGGTCCAGAAATATTGTTGAAACCCGTGCCAAAACCAAAAACACGTTACAGTGTCCTCAAAAAGGCAGATAAGGGATACACGTTCGAACAGGGTGATATACACTGGCCCAATGATGTGGTGGAAGGAGGCGAAACATGGCTGATAGAGTACGAGTAAGCGATCTTGATTTCGTTTACATCAGTTACAAGGAGCCCAACAAGGAACAGAACTGGGCAGACCTCAAGAACAAGGTGCCATGGGCCAAACGAGTGGACGGTGTGAAAGGTTTTGATTCCGCACACAAGGCCGCGGCAGAATTGGCAAATACAGACTTTTTCATTAGCATAGACGGTGACAACATATTGGATGAAACATTTCTATTGCAGACACTAGACTGGTCCAAAACCGATCCCAAAGCGGTGCACAGATGGCGTGCAAAAAACAGCATCAATGGTCTTGTGTATGGTAACGGCGGCGTGGTGGGTTGGCCAAGGCAGACTTGTCTTGACATGAAGACCCATGAGAACGCAGACACAGAAGAAAATCAAATAGACTTTTGTTGGGGGGTGCCACACGAAAACCTGCACAACTGCTACTCGACCACGGTGATAAATTCAACAAGCCAACAGGCCTTTGTGGCCGGATTTAGGGAAGGCGTTAAAATGAGCACGGACAAAGGCAAACCAATACCGCCCGCGGATTTCAAAAACATATGGCCAACCAATCTAAGGATATTAAGCACTTGGTGTACTGTGGGTGCGGATGTCGAGTTTGGAAAATGGGCCATGCTCGGAGCAAGGATAGGTTGCTTTTACACAGTGGTGGACTATCAAAATGATTTTTTCAAAGTGCGGGATCTTGACGATCTTGAGAAATACTACAAGGAATTACAAGTGGACAACATAGATGAGGAATTACTGATGTTCGGTAACAGCCTGAGGCAACAGTTGGACATACCTATCGCGGAATATGACGAGACGGAGAGTCGTTTCTACAGATTCGTGATGCCACCACACATCAACAGAGGAGTGCAAGACCGTGAGTACAAGTGAATATAAGTCACAGGCAGAGAATGCCAAAAAGAAACTGGCAGAAGTATCACCTACCATGTGCCTGGCCAAGTGGAACCAGGTTTCATTACACCTGCCCACGGGACTCACAAACAGTTGCTATCACCCACCCCTGCACGAGATAGATGCTGAACAGTTGAAGCACAATCCGGCCGCACTGCACAACACCGCAGAAAAATTGCAACAGCGTGAACAGATGCTGAAGGGTGAAAAACCTTCTGGTTGCAGTTATTGTTGGAACATAGAGGACGCCGGCCAGATGTCGGACAGGCACTACAGATCCGGTGAGCCATGGGCCATGCAGGACCTCGAAGCAATCAAACAGAATCCAATGACAAGTAGTTGGACACCCAGGTATGTGGAAGTTAATTTCAACCATGCTTGTAATTTCAAGTGTAGTTACTGTTCGCCACAGTTCTCCACTACCTGGGGCAAAGAAACCGACACCTACGGTGAGTTCCCCACCTCACCACCACACAACGCACCCGAGCATTTCCAGGGCAGGCGCAGGCCCATTCCCAACAGGGAGTCAAATCCCTACGTGGAGGCATTCTGGCAATGGTGGCCTGAACTGTACAAGAATCTCAAACACTTCCGCATGACCGGTGGTGAACCCATGATGGACAACAACACCTACAAGGTTTTGCAATATGTAATTGACCATCCCAAGGATGACCTGCATTTGAATGTCACCAGCAACATGTGTCCACCGGATCCGAAACTTAAGAACAAATACTTCAACATGGTGCAGAAGATCTGTTTAGAGCAAAAGGTAGAACATTTCATGCAGTTCGTGAGCGTGGACAGTTGGGGCAAACAGGCAGAATACATACGTAACGGTTTGAACTTTGATGTGATGTGGGCCAACGTGGACGAGTTTCTGGAACGCATTCCTTACAGGAACAGTGTAACTTTCATAATCACATACAACAACCTCAGTGTGACTGGACTGCGTCCATTGTTGGAAGGCATATTGGAACTTAGAAGGAAGCACAGCAAGGATTATCAGCGTGTATGGTTCGACATACCGTTGTTGCGCCAACCCGCATGGCAACAGATCACACTACTGCCCGAGTCATACCAGGAAATACACAGAGACAACATAGAGTGGATGAGACAGAATTCCGGAGAGGACAAGGGACTACACATATTCAAGGACTTTGAAATTCAAAAAATGCTACGCAATCTTGCTTATTGGCAAAAAAACGCAAACGCTGACGCGGAAACTAAACGCAATTTTTACGCATTTTTTAACGAACACGATCGCAGACGTTCGACGAGATTCGAGAACACGTTTCCTGAGATGTTAGAATTCTGGGAGGAGTGCAAGAACTCATGATCACGGTAGCACACGGATGTAGTTTCACTAGGTACGGATGGCCGTGTTGGCCCAAGTTCGTTGAATGGTTCACTGACAAGAAAATGTTGAACCGTGGCCAATCAGGCAGTGGGAACGAGACCATAAGCCGAGCCGCTATAGATAGTGCAATGGAATTAAAGTCGGGAATCAGTCATATGTACATCATGTGGTCGGGAGTTGACCGTTACGAAGTTATCACGGAAGATAACATACCGGGCAATCAGACATATTACACACACAACGAGAGAAATCGTTGGTGGACCTGGTATGGAGGCCATCCAGAAAAAGATAAGCATGATTACTACAGAAGGCATTTTTGGAATGAAAATGCACAGCAATATAGGACACTTGAACACATATTGAGAACGCAACAGTTTTTGACCAATTACACAATTCCATACACAATGATGATTTACAAACAAGATGTGTTAAGGACAAACTTTTATAGTGATAGTGAGCGAGATCTTTACAATGAAATCGATTGGCACAAATTTATTTTCTACAACGGCAATCAAGGCTTGTATGAATTTGGTATGGATCACTTTGCAAATGATTATGTCAGTGGTGAATCACACCCACCGCCTATAGCACACTACTATTGGGCAAAGGATGTTATGTTCAAGAGTGACGTACTAGCACCGCAACAAGAACTAGATAAGTTAAAGAATTATTATGGATGATTTAGAATACAAAAAACAAGTATTAGACACCAAGAGTGCGAGTTTTTGTGGTGCCAAGTGGTACAATGCAACCATTTGGTTGGGATCGGGAATGACCACAAGTTGCCATCACCCATTGCCCCATAAAATTGATCTAGAAGAAATAAAAACAAATCCAAGTGCAATACACAATACACGGCAAAAAAAGGAACAACGTAGACAGATGCAGTGCGGCGAACGTCCTGCTGGTTGCGAATACTGTTGGAAAATTGAAGACATGGGCAGGGACGCTATCAGTGACAGAGTTTACAAATCAAAAATTTTTAACGAGCAAGATTTACAAACAGCATTTGAAACAGATCACAATGCCAATCACAATTTAAAAACGTTAGAGATTGCTTTTGACAGGACTTGTCAGTTTGCTTGTACATATTGTAATCCTGCTTTTAGCACCACGTGGGCAAACGACATAAAACAAAAAGGTCCATATACAAATTTGCAATCTGACGGTAGGAATCATTTTACACACGCACATGACTCGGCGGAACCGTACAAAAAAGACGAGACAAATCCTTACGTTGAAGCGTTCTACAAATGGTGGGAGACTGACCTGCATAAAAGTTTAGATGAGTTACGTATCACAGGCGGAGAGCCCATGATGTCGCCCAACCTATGGCGTTTGTTGGATTGGGTAGAAACGCAAGGTGATAAAATGAACCCCGACATGCGTATTGCAATCAATAGCAACTTGGGTGCAAAAGATCAAATACTGGAACGATTTAAAGATAAACTAAAAAATTTCAAACGTTTCGAATTGTACACATCAAATGAAGCCACATTCAAGCAGGCGGAATATATCAGGGACGGTCTTGAGTACAACGAATGGTACAAGAATGTGCTGGATTTCATGGTGCATAAAGTTCCAATGGCAATCCATAATATGTGTACAATTAATGCACTGTGTCTGGAGAGCCTAGCGGAATTTTTAGAGACAATAGTTTGGTTCAAAAACAGCAGTAAAGTTTATGGTACTCCTATGAATTACACATTGAACATATTGAGATTTCCTAGTTTCCAATCACCGCTTGTTTTGCCTGATGATCTTAGAAATAAATTTAAGGGTGACATTGAAAAGTTCTTAACTACTAATGAGAAATGGTTAGAGGGCATGGAAATAAATCATACAAAACGTTTAATTGATTACTTGGACGTGGTAAAAACACCGCATGCGGGTGCGGCCACACAGGACAAACTACAAAAAGATTTCAAAACATTTTACAGTCAATACGACAAACGCAGAGGAAAGGACTTTGAAAAAACTTTCCCAATTATAGGAGAATGGTATCGTGGCATATGAGTACGGGGCCAAGGAGCCCGAAAAACTTAAAATAAAAGACATGACTCCGCGAGAGAAGGAGTTACTTATTGATTCGGAAACATTTTGTATCTTACCATGGATGCATCTCCATGCATATCCGGATGGTAGAGCCTATCCGTGCTGTTTCGCTTTTGATCCCTATGATGTTGGCAATTTAAACAAGAACAGTTTGAAGGAGGTATTCAACGGTGACAAGATGAAAGAGATGCGGGTGCGTATGTTGAATAACAAAAAGTCACGTGAATGTATGAAGTGTTATGATCAAGAGAAGTCGGGATTTTTTAGTTTACGTCTAAGTTCAAACAAACATTTTGGGCATAATATTCCTTTAGTACACAACACACTGCCTGACGGAACTGCAGATTTTGTAATGAAGTATTGGGATATAAGATTTTCAAATTTGTGCAACATGGCCTGTAGAAGTTGCGGTACTTGGTTTAGTTCTAATTGGTATGAAGATCATAAAAAACTAACAGGTAGTCCTCCGCCACACGCCAAAGTGATGAAAGTGGGAAGGCATACCAATGATCTATGGGAACAGATGTTAGAGTCATTTGACCATACCGAACAGTTTTACTTTGCTGGTGGTGAACCAATCATAATGGAAGAACACTATAGAATATTAAAAGAATTAGACAAACGAAAAATGTATCATGTGAGATTGATATACAACACAAACTTTAGTAGGACAACATTTAAAGATATCGATGTGTTTGAATTATGGAACAAATTTGATTCGGTATCTGTTGGAGCCAGCCTGGATGCTGAAGGTGAACGGGCAGAATTGATGCGTAAAGGCACAGTCTGGAATGAAACTGTTGCTAATAGGAAACGCATGATGGAAGTTTGCCCACAAGTGGATTTTTATATTAGTTCCACAGTTGGGTTGATTAACAGTTTACACGTTCCTGATTTTCATCGCAGTTGGGTCGAACAAGGACTTATAAAGCCGCAAGATTTTAACTTTAATTTATTGCAACATCCAGTTTGGCAAAGGATGGATATATTGCCACCAGAATACAAAAATCAAGTTAAAGAAAAGTATGACAAACACATAGACTGGTTAAAGACACAGGATTCTCTGACCAGGGCAACAAAGGGTTTCGAATCTGCATTGGACTGGATGTTCAAAACAGACAATCAGAAGCACATGGATCTGTTTTTTGCTAACACCAGAAGATACGACGAGATAAGGAATGAAAGCACATTAGATGTTTTTCCAGAATGGAAAGAATTTTTTGACAAATATGACAAGAGTAAAGCCTAAAGACGGCAATAGAACATTCTGCATGGCACCTTGGACGCACACGTATCTGTCGCCTCAGATGGAACGTAGGCTGTGTTGCAGTTCACGTGAGGATTCTAGTAATTTCAAACAGTACATAGACACATACGACAGATCCGGAAATACTGATACAGTCAATCTCACAACTTTAGATGAACATTGGAATTCGGAATACATGAAATCAGTTCGTTTAAAATTACTTGCTGGCGAAGAGATACCACAATGTAGTGTGTGCAATCACAAATTATTAAACAACTCTGTGTATAGGAACCATTTCAATCAATATTATAGGAACAAGATAGACGAAGCATATGACTCCACTGACCAGACAGGTGCCACCACAATGAAAGTGGAAAGTTTTGATTATAGGTTCAGCAATCTTTGTAACTTTAGTTGTAGGATGTGCGGTGATATGTTGAGTAGTAGTTGGGAAGCAGAAAATAGGAAACACGGTAAAACATATGAGAAGTATGACCTATGGGGTCGCAAAGACATCAAAGAACAATTGACACAGTTTCATGATCAACAAGTAGTAAAAGAATTTACAGAAGCAGTGGAACAAAAAAGAATAACTGAATTTTATTGGTGCGGTGGCGAGCCGTTGATGTGGAAGATACATTGGGAGGCCATGCAACGTGTGTTGGATCTTGGTTATGCGGATCAAGTGTTGGCCAGGTACAACAGTAACATGAGTCGGATCAAATATTACAAAAAAGATCTTTTTGAAGACATATTAAAATACTTTCCCAAGTTCCAAATATGTGCATCTATCGACGGCACAGGTGAAATAGGTGAATACATCAGAACCGGTTTGAAATACAACGAATGGTATGAAAACATGAAACACGGAATGACTTACATAAAAGGTCATGAACAACGTATACAATTAGATCTTACAATAACTTTGCCTGGACTATTCGACTTAGAAAACATGGTTAAACTTGCAGACGACATGAACACCAAATTGCTAACCAAACAGGTTTTTAATTTCAGCAATGATCAGGCCATGGCACCTTTGTTTATGCCATACGACATCATGTGTGAGATAATAGACGACGCGGTTGCAAATACAAAACATTTACAGAGTTGGCGTACAAACGAATTTTTTGCACAACTTGAAGAAATGAAAAGGCAAAAACGTAATAATGATCTGGTGTACAGCGGTGATGAATATGTTCAAGGACAGCGTAACGGTAAAAAGCAGATCGAACGGCTAGACAAAATTCGAGGAACCGACATTACAAAAATTTTACAGAAAAATAAAAGGGCGTTAGAATGGTGGACAAGTATATAAAAACAAATGTTTGTCCTTTGCCTTGGACACACCTTGAGATAGATGTGAACGGTGGTGCATCGCCTTGCTGTCTATACAAGGGCAGTGTGCCGGGAGTCAAAGTTTACGAAACAGGCTTGAAAAATATACAACAGACCGAGTTCATGGAACAGTTGCGTGAACAGTTTAGGAATGGCAAACGTCCAGAGGGTTGCTCAAACTGTTGGGCGGAAGAGGACGCAGGAAAAACATCAAAACGTATGAACAGCATTTACAAAATGAAAACAAGTTTAACGGACTGGACACCCAATAGCGAGCCTTCTTTAAAATTTATTGATTTTAAGTTGGGCAATGTGTGTAATCTCAAATGCAGGATATGTGGATCGTGGAGTTCCAGCAAATGGGCACAGGAGGAACTGGACTACGGAGAAAATCCAGTTGCACGTAAAAATTTGACAGAGGGCGGATGGCCCAAGCGACATCCTAAATTTTTCGAGGACGTGAAAGAGGATCTAGCAGAAGCGGAATATTTTGAGTTCACAGGCGGCGAACCGTTTATGATTAAAAATCATTTCAAGATATTGGAGCATTGTGTTGAAAAAGGATATGCTAAAAATCAAGACATACATTACAACACCAACGGCACACAGTTACCCCCTAGAGAGATATTTGATCTATGGCGCCATTTCAAGCGTGTGGAAATAGCGTTCAGTATCGACGATGTGGGAGAACAGTTTGAATACCAAAGGCATCCGGCAAAATGGAAAGAAGTTAATTACAATCTAAATCAATTCAAGGTGTATCAAACGCAGAACATGGAGTTCCAGATTTGTAGCACGATTAATATTTTTAATATTTTTAGTTTGGCAAAATTAAACTTATGGGTTAGACAGTTTGAACCTAAATTTTTTTATGTAAACACTTGTTTTGATCCGGACGTGTTCAACATACAAACATTGCCCAAGCAAATAAAAAATATTGTGAATTCACGATACAGCAATCTAAAGGATTTCGCGGGCACACTAAGGTACATGAATTTACAAGACAGGGACACCGATGAAATAAGAAAACAGAGAAAACAAAGAATATTAATGGCAGATCAGTACAGACAAGAAAATTTTGCTGATACTTTTCCACTTTTAAATAATGTGTTGAAAATTTATGACTAATTTTATAGCAGGCGGTTGTAGTTTTACATTTGGAAACGAGCTCAGTGATGATGACGGGAAGACACCGTCCAAACACACATGGGCATACAATCTTTATCAAAGTCAACTAAAGGGAAAATACGTCTGTGTGGCCAGAGGCGGAGCGGGCAATTCAGCCATCGCTAGGCGTGTGTTCCAAGCCATCGATAATGACACCGATAGTGTTGTAGTCATGTGGAGTTTTTTGTCAAGATACGACTGGGCCATGCCCCGGCATCGTGTTTTAGAGAACACACGATGGGCAAGTATATCACCGTGGGACACCAATGCCGGACAAGAAGAAGCATTTAGGACCTTGGCAGGCAGTGAGACCGCACAGGAAGAATGGAAAACCAGGCAGAAGGATTTTATCGAGTCTGGTGTGAGACCTTTCGCAGAATCATTATACAAACACGCGGCCAATGATTACCATGAAACTTATCTCAGTTGGAAGAGTATTATTTGGTTGCAGAACATACTGGAAAAAAAGAATATTCCTTTTATGTTCACTCTTGCTGATAACAGTTTGTTTTATAACGAGTTTGTGGAAAAGCAGAACGACGATGCATTACTTGGTAAATTGCATGAAGAAATAGATTTTACCAAATGGCATTTCTTTGGAGAACGCAAAATGGGTTTCAATCAATGGAGTTTACTGAATGATTACGAACGTGCAACAACACATCCACTAGACAAAGCACATAAAGATGCTACAATATTACTTAAACCAACATTTGAAAAACTTATAGGAGGGAAAAATGTTTAACTGGTTGAAAAACTTGGTCAATAAGATCAAACAAGAAATTGCCTACAGGAAAAGATTGAAAGAATTAAAGAAAAAGGATCCTTTTATATACAAGTAGTCAATGGAACAGTTGAAAAAAATTAAAGCCAGATTTGCTGACTGGTTCGAAAAAGATCCAAAATACGATCTTGTCGAACTTACAGATATAGATGTCACAGAAGATCCTGTGAGACCCGAACTAGATCTTGCATTCCGTTTAAATGATGGCAGAAAAATTTATGGTTTGCACAACGAGTCCAAACAATTAATGGCAATTATTTGTGTGGCTTTTTGTAGCGGCGTGCCGTCCAGTGTAGAGGAGATGTCCGCAATGAGCAAAGATGCTTGGTTACAGGCCACACACAGATCTGGACAGTTGGGCAATGTTGCAGTTGCCTACACAGTGTGGGCAAAGATGAAAGGTGGCGGAAGACACATATTAAATGAAATTTACAAAAAATTCAAAAGAGAACATGTTATTGATAGGCTTGTGACATTATCTCCAAAAACTGAGATGGCGAGAAAATTTCATATGAGTAACGGTGCTGTGGAATTCAGAGAAAATGAAGACACCATAAACTACGAGTATGACATCACACTGGAAGAATGGGAGGCCAGAGTACAAAAAGTCAAAGATAGATTCAAAAAGATAACATGGAGATTGCATTGAAAAATATAATATCCTCAATAACCAGTTGGGCAAAAGATAACAATGTGTGGTTCATAAAACTGAATTTGGACATTCCACCGCAATGTCTCGATGAAAGCAAAACACTATATGACCAGGGATATTTTTCACCGCACAGGACCGGATGGGCAAACGGATGGTTATCTTGTATGCTTCATAATTGGGACACATATACAAATAATCAGGCCCCCGCAACACCGGATGTCAAATATTACTATACAGAAGTGGCAGACATCACTCCGGTAACGACAAATTTTTTACAAAACATATTTCCCAGTGATACCTATGGAGGATGTAGTTTCATGTGCCTAGAGCCTGGCGGGCACCTCAATCCTCATCAGGACAGCGAAGTCACCAAGTTCACTGGTGTCAATGTTGCATTCAATCAACCAAAAGACTGCTATGTGCGTAGAGTGGACACCAAAGAAGAAATTCCATTCACGCCAAACAGTGCGTTCTTGTTTAATACCAACTACACACACGAAGCACGTAACGACAGTGATGAACCTAGGTTTCATTTTCTCATACATCCGGCATCGGAAAATAAAGCATTGATCGAACTATATCTTGATTCAATTAGACACACGCACGGGGCAAACGCCATAAAGGAAATATTACAGGCATGAGAGAAGATCTAATGGTGCAACAACAGGTCAAAACAATATGGCAACACATGGTGGGTGTGATATGCCTTAATCAGACTTACAGGAAACAGGTCAAAGAAGTGTTACCTAAATTGTTTAAACGGTATCCAAATCCAAAAGCGTATCTGCGAGGCCGATTGAAAACACAGGAAAACATGTTGAAGCCGTTGGGTATGTGGAGTGTGAGGGCTAAAAGACTTAGGAAGATGAGTGAACAGTTTTTGACTTGGGACTACAAAGAAGCCAGTGACTTGCACGGTATAGGCAAATACGGCAGTGACAGTTACAGGATTTTTTACAAGAACGAAGTGCCTTTAGATGTTAAGGACAAAGAATTAAAAAAATACATTTCAACAATACGTAGAAATACGTTCGACGATACACTATGAGAATACTTGGAATAAATTGCATGAATCATGACGCCGCTATGGCTGTTGTTGAGTATCAAGGTGGTGTTGGCAAGATACTGTGGGCCGCACACTCCGAAAGATATTCTAAAGTAAAGAATGACCATTACCTAAACTGGGGCATAGTCAACGAAGCGAATAAGTTTGGACCATTCAACAAGGTGGTGTATTACGAGAAGCCATTACTTAAAAAGACAAGACAGTTATACGCTGGACAGTACGCAGAGGCATTCGCACAGACAGAGATGCCTCAATGGCACCTTGACAAGTTTCATATCAAGATAGACGAGTATGTGTTACACCACGACTCACACGCGGCGGCGGGATACTTTACTTCTCCATTCCGTGAGGCAACCATACTGACTGTGGATGCCATAGGTGAATGGGACACTGTTTCTATATCTACTGCTCGTGGTAGGAACATCGAGAGAAAAGAAACAATTAGATATCCACATAGCCTTGGCATATTATATTCGGCATTCACACATCGTTGTGGACTCAAGCCAGCGGAAGAAGAATATATTCTCATGGGAATGGCCGCGTATGGCAAGCCAAAATACAAACAGGACATTTACGAGGACTTTGTGGAACAATCACCATTCCGACTGAAAAAGAACCTACACAGGGGTCTCGGAGACTGGCACCCGGAGGCTGACGTGATGGATATAGCGGCCAGCATACAGTCGGTCACGGAAGAATGCCTCGCCAACTTATGGCACAGGGCCAGCAAGTATGGTTCACGTAATCTTGTGTATGCGGGTGGGGTAGCATTGAATTGCGCCGCCAACAAAGTTTTAGCCAACATGCAGTTGTTTGACAACATCTGGATAATACCCAATCCGGGAGATGCAGGATCCAGCATTGGCTGTGTAGCCGCACATGAAAAGAAATTCATCAATTGGCAACATCCGTTCTTGGGCACTGAGATAGACGGTGAGTATCCGGTTGATGCATTGATAAAAGAATTGAAAGAAAACAAAATGGTGGGTGTGGCAAGTGGCCGAGCGGAATTCGGTCCAAGAGCACTTGGTAATAGATCGTTATTAGCAGACCCAAGAGGAGAGGACATCAAGGACATGGTAAACAGCATCAAGAAGAGACAGAAGTTTAGACCGTTCGCTCCAGCCATATTAGAAGAGGACGTTAACGACTATTTTACACTGCCTAAAGGCGTCAAAAATACCCCTTATATGCAATTTACAGCGCCTTGTACGCATGGTAAAACGTTTCCTGCCATAATACATCATGATCACACTTCTAGGGTACAAACGGTGCGAAAAACAGACAATCCAGGATTCCACGCACTACTGACAGAATGGAAAAAACAGACCGGTTGCCCTATACTTTTGAACACCAGTCTCAACATCAAAGGACAACCTATAGTGAACACAAGGGAAGATGGTAAAGCATTCACCAACAAATACGGAGTAAAAGTTTTAGGATGAAGATATTGATAGCAGGCGGCAGAGGATTCATCGGATCTAAAATAGCAGAAAAACTTTGTCAAGATCACAGGGTCACCGTAATGGATAGCCAGGAAGATTATGGCGTGTTGTCACGGGACGAATTAAGAAAACTCTACCAATGGAGAGAAAGGAACTGGAAAAACGTTTCTTTTATTCCGGGAGATGTGAGGAAAAAAAACGATTGCCTTAAAGCATTCAGTACTAGGCCGGACGTTGTGATTCATTTGGCCACATGGCCACGAGCCAAGGTTGTGAATGATGATCCCGCGGTTGGTGTACCTTTGATAATAGATGGCACAGTAAACATGTTATGGCATTGTGTCAATTTCAGAGTAAAAAAATTTATATACATCAGCAGTAGCATGGTGTATGGTGACTTCGTTGATGGCACAAAGGAAGATGCCAACACAAAGCCCATGAACCTATACGGTGAGGCCAAACTGGCTGGAGAAAGATTAACAAAGTTGATCAGCAAGAAAGACGGACTGAAATACATCATAATTAGGCCCAGTGGAGTATACGGACCGGGAGATTTGCCAGATAGAGTAGTGCCGAAATTCTTTAAAAAAGCCATGGCCAATGAACCCATTACACTGCACAATGGAGACAATAAAGTAGACTTCACATACAGGCAGGACGCCGCTTACGGTATTGCTAAGGCCGCCTTAAGTGATCAAACCAACATAAGTTTGAACATGACCGCGGGCAACGCCGCAAGTTTGAGGACACTGGCTGAAACAATAATAGATATCACAGGCAGTAAATCTGAATTGCGTGACGTTGGAATGCATAAACTGTACCCGCAAAGGGGTACACTTGACATATCACGTGCCCGTGAATTGATTGGTTACAATCCTGAATTTTCACTGAGACAAGGACTTGAAAGTTATTATGACTGGATTCGACAGCATACAGGTAAGATTTAAAAACACCAAACACATTCCATCTCCGTTTGCCAACACACGTGAAGTGCCTTTTGTTGAAAGTTACCTCAATGTGTTGAAAAGTGTAATTGATGATGTCAAGACCGAATATTTTTGGTTCTTTGCCAATTTCATGGATTTGAAAACCGTTGACCTAGATTATATTCCAGAACAACACGAAAGTGAACAGATACACGTATGGTATAACACACACCCTTTGGGTGGCACAAACAAGGAAGGCAATGTATTCCTCATCAACACACATGCCCTAAAAAAACAAATAAACAATTTAAAATTTTTGCGAGACTACAAGGATATAAATTATCATGATCATCCCAATCTTTTCCAGAACTGGATAGCCAAGACCGGATTTAAACTACGTAATCCATACACAGCCTATACCAATGCCGAACCAAATTATTACACATGGCTATACAATCATGATTTGCCCGAAAGTGAGATTCCAAACTTTTTTCCAAGTTTTTGGGAAGATGAGAAAATTTACACGTGGGGTAAAACCAATGATATAATGTTGGTGCCTTATAGAAAAAACATCAAGCAATTTTATGACATAGAACGTCATGTAAATTTTGAAAAGGATTATCCTGTGCGTCCAATGGACATCATTTTTATATCGTATGATGAACCAAGTGCAGAGGCGAGGTTCAACACATTGAAATCAAAGTATCCTCGTGCCAAATGGGTGAAAAGTGTGACAGGACAAACACTGGCGTATATGACTGCGGCCAGTCTAAGTGAGACAGATTATTTTTTTGCGGTGTTCCCAAAACTTGAAATCGTTGACAGTTTTAAATTTGATTTCCAACCGGACAGGATGAAAGAGCCATGCCACTATATTTTCCACTGCAAAAATCCCGTGAACGATCTCGAGTACGGTCATGGTGCCGTGTTGCTGTACAACAAAGAGCTCACAATGAAGACCAACAAACCCGGTTTGGATTTCACACTTTCTCAGGCACACGAGGTTGTGCCCATACTCAGCGCCATAAATCATTTTAATGAAACACCATGGTTGGCTTGGAGGACAGCATTCAGAGAAGTGGTCAAGTTGTGCCAATCTGTGCCCACAGTTGAGTCCAAGTATAGGTTGAAAAAATGGTGCCAACTTGGTAAAGGCAAAAACGCAGAGTGGGTAAGTAAGGGTGCTAACGATGCCAAAGAATTTTATAACAAATATCGTGACAACTATGACGAACTTATGTTATCATACAACTTTGAATGGCTAAAACAACATTATGAACAAAAATATCAAAATACCGTTTGTTGATCTTTATCCTCAATACGAGGAGTGCAAGACGGAGATAGATTCAGCGATTGCTGACATTATTGGTAGATCTGATTTCATTACAGGACCAACTGTGGACAAATTCGAACAAGCAATTTGCAACTACACAGGTGCCGAGGCCTGTGCCAGCATGGGATCAGGAACAAACAGTTTGGTATGTGCCTTACGTGCATTGGACATAGGTACAGGCGATACAGTGTGGACGGTAGGACACACTTTTGTATCTACAACAGAATCCATCGTGAATGTGGGTGCAACACCGCACTTCGTTGATATCGATGAGTTTTATTTGTTTGATCTTGAGCAGGTGACTGATTTCAATCCCGAGTGTCCGCCCAGTGCAATACTTTTTGTTGACCTTTATGGACAAACACCGGATATTGATAGACTCAAAAAGTTTGCAAAAAAATACAATATTAAATTAATTGAAGATGCCGCACAGAGTTTTGGTGCGGAATACAAAGGTAAAAAAGTTGGAAGTCTAGTTGATTTGACTTGCTTCAGTTTTAATCCTGTTAAAAATTTAGGAGCCATGGGAGATGCAGGTGCTGTCACTGGCAGTGCAAAATTAATTGAACGGGTAAAGATGTATAGGGATCATGGTCGTAAAACAAAATTCCAATACGAAGATGTTGGATACAACTCTCGTATAGATAATCTCCAGGCAGTGATCACACAGGCCAAGTTGTCCAAGATAGATACTTGGTTGGAAAAGAAAAGACAGATTTGCCGTAGGTACACAGCAGAGTTGGATGGCATCGTTAAATGTCCCAAAGAAGCACCATGGGGATTGCATTCGTATTATGTGTATGTGATTGAAACTCCAAAAGGAACCAGAGATGAATTAGCAAACTTTTTAAAAACAAAAGGTATCGCTACCAATGTGCATTATAAAAATCCAACACACAAAACAAAAGCATTCAGAGAATATAGCATGGAAAAATTGACAAGGACGGAATATGTTTGCGACAACATTTTAAGCCTTCCGTGTTATCACACTTTGCCAACCCATTGGCAAGATTACATTATAAAATCAATAAAGGAGTTCTATGATAAACATTAGTCTGGTTGGTATAGGATATTGGGGATCTAATATATTAAGAGAATTACGCAACATCGATACAGTGGGAGATATCGAAGAAATAGATATCAAAAACGGGAGAGATATCGACTCCGTAAGCCATGACAATGTGATATTGGCCACACCTGCGTGGGATCATAAAGATCAAGTAATTAGGCTGTTGAATCAAGGAAAAAATTTATATGTTGAAAAACCACTTGCATTGACTTGCACAGACTGTTGCATAATAAAAAGTTTTTTGAGAGATCAAACATTGATGGTGGGACACATTTTCCTTTACAACGATCGTGTCAAAAAAATAAAAGAACTATTGCCTCGTATAGGAAACATACAACACATAGAATCAAATAGAATGAATTGGGGTAGATTTCAAAAAAAAATTACAACAGTGGATAGTTTGGCCACTCATGACATAAGCATGATACATTATTTTTTGGGCGAACACGAATTCAGAAATATAAAACATAGCGGACACAGGTTCAGTAAGTTTGAAAAAAATGACAGAGACGAGTTCGAGTTCACTTGCAACAATGTACCTGTAAAATTTAACTTGAGTTGGTATTATCCGGATAAGCAACGTACGACCGTTATTATAGGCGACAAGGGCACGATCTTTTGGGATGAGCAGTCCAAGATCATAAAATTGCAAACAGATATATGGCAAGAAGATCGAATGAATTACACACCCACAGTTGAAGAATTCAAGATAGATTGTAATCCTTTGAGGAACGAATTAGAACATTTCGTTGAATGTGTTGAAAATAGAACCACACCTATAAGTGATATCGATAATGCTATTGCTGTGGCAAAAAATGTAGATTTACTTTCTAAAAGTTTTTCGTAGTATATTGCTGGTTTTTGCTTCCATGTCCCTTTTCAGGGCAGGTACATCAAATTTCATGTCCACCGTTCTTATCTTGAGATAATTTTTTTCAATTGTTTGTTTCAAGAACTTGGCTATTGTCTCTTGTTTTTTCTTCTTAAGTTCTTTTTTGACGTCGTAACGTATGGTGATGTTGTTTTTGAGGATAAGATTGATATAAAGTAGGTACTTGACCGGCATGTTCTTGAAATGTAATCCTTCTAGAACTTCCGGCCATTCCTTGACGAAATCCTTCGTCAACTGTACCCAAGTGCTATTCTTTGGTGGTTGTTTCCTTGGCATCAGTTTTTTTTGCTGTTTTCTTTGCTGGTGCCTCTGTCGCTTCAGTATCTTCTTTGACTGCTAGGTCGCCTACCTTGACACCTTGTTCTTTCGCGATCATATCATTCAACTTGTTAAGAGTTATTCTTCCCTCTGCTGTTGGACCATATGTCATAACGATGTCTTTGGTTTTAAACTTTTTGATATAGTTGTCGTTGTGCAATACTGCCAGCATATTCGTTCCATCTGGAAACGTTTGCCTCGCAAGAAATGTGCCCAGTTCCTCAGCGGCTTGTCCGCCTTCTGATTCGACTGCTCTCATCAATGCGTTGTGGTACATGTCTGACAGGAATTTAGTACCAACAACTAAACAGTTGTTTGGCTCTCCTGGAACCACTCTGTATACCACTACAACTTTGGCTTTGGATTCGTCCGCAAGTTCGCCTACGTGTTTGAAGTAAGTTCTAGGAACTGATCCTTCATTTGCATCCAACCCTGGACCCATCGCCATGTTATTAACATTCATTAAATTTGCCATTTGTGTGCTCCTTATTTCTGCGTGGAAGTTGCCGGCGCTTCTGCTTGGGCATCTTCTGGTTTAGTTTCAGGTGCTACCTTGGCCAAGAATGCTTGTAACTTATTATACAAGAATCCAACGTTGGCCATCTCCGCGGCTTTGAATGCACCTCTTGATGATGCCACGTCCAATACCACAGAAAGATTTTTCAAATCACCAATTGATAAAGCAGTAGGATCCGGTTGTGGAGCCTGTTGTCCTGCCGGTGCCTGTTGCGGTTGCGCCGCCGCTTCAGTTTTGGCAGTAGCCTTACTTGGCTTTTTCAAGTTTTTCTTTTTTGTTGCCATTTGTATTTTTCCTTTTAATTGCAATTAATATAATATACGTATATTATACTAAAAGTAATTATCTAGTGCAATCTTTATTTTTGGAGGTTTTGAGCCAGACCGGATAGACCGAACAGAACCAAATCACCCGGTTGTTCGAAACCAAGCACAGTTACGTTGCGAGATATACCATTGTCAAACATGACATCCTTGGTAATAGAATATCTGCCGTTGCAGTTTTCGTAGATCCATTTCCGCATACGTTCAACATCTGCCTCGTGTGCTCTCACCACTGTGTTGGTAAAATGTGGTGGTTTGAAATCTAATTCTCTCTGGAAAAAATTATTTGGATTTATCTTCATTAGGCACCCCAAACATCATCGTACATAGGTGGTTCCTGTTTGTTTGGTTTCATTGTGTGTGCCTTGCCATGAAACTGTTTGAATGTAAAGTATGATGCAAATATAATTGCAACGTGCCCTCCAAACCAGCTCAGCCAAATGTCAACGTTCATTGTGCCCCATATATAAATTGTGAAAGCAGTCGACCAAATGAAACTTAGAGTCAAAAGAATTTGTAACCTCACTGTTTTTGGTAGGCTTCTCAGATCGTTCTTGCTGTCGTCAAACAAAATTGTCGCAGTGTCTATCATCCAGTTACGCAAACACTTGACCTTCTCCAGTTTGCCCGAATATGGATTTATGTTTGGAAACATGTGCATTATCCTATACCCACCTCAAAAATTATCATTGTTATCAAAAAAATATATATTGCTAACATAAATGGGTTCTCTGTGAAAAATTTCTTCATGTCAAATAACTCCATAGTGCTATTGTCAATAATCCAAAACTCATTATAGATATTGATACTTCATTCAGGAACCAGTCTTTGAACGTCTCCCATAGTAATTGTACTAGTTGTCTATCAATCATCGTACTGTACAGTGAGACCAAACGGTGCCTCAATGTTCCTTTCGTATGGGTTGTTGATCAAGAATATCGTGTCGCAGTAGTCCGGGTCACCCCAAGTTTCAAAAGGCCAACCGTCTGTGAACATCACAAATTTTTTCGGTTCAATACCTTCCTCTTTCATGTAGTCCCAATTACATTCAAACTCAGTACCACCGCCAGCACCTAATTTGTAGTCCAACAGTTCATCTGAGTTGTCCGGAGTAAACACAACCGGATTAAAAACTTTTGTGTCAAAACTCCATAAGTGGATTCTAAAATCTTTGTATTGATCCATGATGTTTTTGACCTCTGTCAAGAACTCTTTACATTGGTTATCACTTATGCTACCACTGGCATCTAGTGCCAAGCAGATGTCTATCATCTCGTCGTTGTTCTGTCCCGGCAGTATTGCAGAAGTGTGCCATGATTTTCTCGAAGGTCTCATCCAAGTGTAATCACTTTTGATTGTGCTCATGATCTGTTGTTGCAGTATCTCTCTCCAGTCCATCTTAGGTTCTGTTAGATCTTTTACAAGTCTCTGTAAAGCACCTGGCAGATTACTTGCACCTGTTGACTGTGCCGCACTCACCATTGCCTCTTTTACTTCGTCCCTGATCTTTTTAAGTTCTTCTTTTGTGTACACAGGTCTGCCTTTGCCTTCTTTGCCTTTGCCGTCCTTGTTGCCAGAACCTCCACCTTGTCCTTCGTCTTTGCCCCAGTCCACGTGTTCGTCCAACAGTTCTCCAAGTTTGCTGAGATCTATCTTTTTGGCATTTTTCATAATGTCGTCGTATATTCTTTCTGCTGGCCAATCCTTGTATTTGTCGTCCTGGAAGCCTTTGTTCTCACCTTTCTTGCCCTTTGGCATCTCACCGATGTTTGAATCTTTCAAGATCTGGTTCACGGCATAGTCCGCCGCTATGTTCCAAAGTTGTGGGTCTCTGTTTCCTATCCTCACCATCATGTGTTCAAATACATTGTGCAACACTTCATGTCCGAATAGGAATTCTGCTTCTCTAGGGTTAAGGCTGTCTATGAACTTTGTGTTGTAGAAGAAGTGTCTGCCATCTGTGCCTGCTGTGGGACACCAGTCGTCTGCGTTGACAAGTTTCAATCTGGTAGCAAGGTTGCCAAAGAAAGGATGTTTCAGTAGCAGTGCGATCCTTGCCGTAACCAGTTTGTCTATGATCTTTTGTTCTTTGTAATCGATCATTATTTAGACTCCATAGCAGTTATGACGTACTTGCCAAACTTCTTATGGAACCTATCAAATGATTTCAACTTGCTAGGATCAAACGGTAGTTTGTAGTTCGTCAGTGCGATCTTGGCACCCATAACAACCAACTCTGTCTCAAAGTTGTCCATCATGTAGTGGAAGAATCTGTCTGCCTGTTCGTTCCAGTTCTTTTCTTTTTTCTCGTGTGCCTGTTGTAGTTCATAGCACAAAGAAACTGTCAAAGAATACATCGCTGATATTTCTTTAGTTTTAAGGTCTTTGACCTTACCGCTCAGTATATCAGACGGGTTTGGAAGTTGACCGCTAACCTTACGATGATTCATAAACTTAACGGCCAATCCCTCTCCTACACAACCTGCAACGAGGTCAGTGAGCGTACTTT